GTCGTTTGCGGCGTCTTACCATCGCAAGTTAATCGTGTTAACTAAATACTCGTATTGAAACTCTCTTGCCGCCACAGGTGACAGCCGGATCACGTGCGAGCCTTCCGTGATCTCCACTCGTGTTTTCTCACCTGCTACGTCAAGGCCCAGATAGTCAATGACCTGCGTGCCGTTCATGCCGAGTGTGACGGAGTTGCCGTTGAGGGACGGGCAGACGATTGGCACGGTTTCCTCTGACTTACCCTGATCGCCATCACGTGATTCGACTTGCAGCTCATCTGCGCTCACCAGCCACTTCAGCCCATTAATCACAAACGACGGTTTATCGTCACTGGTTACAAGCGCGCGCTTCAACGAGTCTGCCAGCACGCTTGTTTCAACCTCGGCGGTATGGTCATATTTAGCAGGAAACAGAGAGAGCCAATCCAGCGGCTTGTCTACCAGCAGCCGCATGGTTAGTAATCGCCCGGCAGAGCGAACCAGCATCAGATTACCGTTTGCCGACACGCCGATCTCCATCTCGCCAGTGCTGAGCTTGCGCAACGCAGGAACAACTTGCTGCGGAGTGATGACGGCAAAGTCGCTACCCGCCAGCGGCGTGCGCGCAATTGCCAGTCGCAGCTTGTTGGTAGCGGCGATAGTGAGTTGACCGTCAGCTAACGTCCAGTGCAGGCCGGTGAACTTCTGATCCCCCGTGCGCACGTCCCCAGTTGCGGCAAATACGGCAAACGCAGTGTGGTTGAGTATAGCGCTTAACAACTCGCCTTTAATTGTTACCGTTTCTGCGTCCACCGCATCCGGCTCAGGAAAATCACCAGCGTTGTAACGAGGCAGCAAGTGTTTAGATCGCCCGCATTGCACTTTGATGCGTCCGGTATCCGTTTGCTCAAACGTTACTTCGTCTTTCTCGAATAGTGCGACTAGCCGCGCCAGTGGCGTGATTGGCACACACCACGACTCGGGTTCGTTGACTAATCCTGGCAATGGAATCTCAGTTGTCAACGTCACGTCGATTGACGATGCGGTAAGGCGTAACCCGTCGCGTACTTCAAACCGCACGGTGTCGAGAATTGGCATTGTCACATACTTGCTGATGACGCTTTGCAGCAGGGACAGCTCAGTTGCGAGTAGCTTGCGGTTAACGGCGAATGTCATTTGGCGGACTCGGCTTTCAACTCGGCAATCTGCTCGTTCAGTTCCTCAATTTTGGTTTCCAGCTTCTCGATCTGATCGTCGCGGCTGTCAATCTTGTTTTGCAGATCCACAGCTTCCTCGCCGAGCGCCTCGATCTGATCTTCCAGTGCTTCAACTTCTATGTCTTTAGCTGTTACAAATTGAATAGCGTTAGCGAGACACTCCACTTTCTCTGCCTCCGTCCGCACGCCTAGATGCAGCGGCCAGTGGCCTAATCGAGCGTTGGTTGCGAGTTCGTTTAGCTGGTTGTTGTCCATTGCTATCATTATCCTCCGCTTGTCATTCCCGCTTCTTAAGTGGCATAGCTATCTTCACGCCTCGTTCCCATGCCGCGCTAACAGACTCAGATATCTTGCGTTTAGTTTCAGCAGACATCTTGAATCCTTTTCGCTGTCCGCGCCTACGTGGCTTGTGACAATCACAATCCCCTATCTCCGCATCCCAGCACTGGTTACAAATGCCAGCTAGTTCCTGAATCACGCGATCTGCGTCATCATCGCTGAGGAAGTATCGCAACCGCTTGGAGAATAACGTGGGCGTGTCTATTAACGAGTCAATGCCGATTCTTTGGGCCATCAGTTACTCCTAGTCTTGAAAGTAGCAGCGCTCATCGCTGTCGAAAGGATCAATGTTTAGGTTTACGCTAGAACTAGCACGGTAACATCCACAGCCCATTGGAATTGCCATGTGGCCTTCATGCGCGCTGTGACCTTCTATTAAACTACCGCAACCACATGTTTCAGGATCAATTGCTGTTTGACAGCCTTCACAATAGCGAAACCTGCACGGGCAACCAATGCAGATATAAGCAAGCGCCTTACCGGCATGGCGATGCTTACAGTCAAAACAATTCCAGCCTTCATGTTCAGCCGTACCCATCCCCTTCACCCTTCCTTTGCCAGTTGGGCCAGCGGTAGTTGCGCCATCTGCTCTTCGTAAGTCGCAACAGCCCCAGCGAGTCGCGTACTCCAGTCTCTGCCGTTGTTGTACCAGTATTGCGCGGCCTCAACCACCTTCGCCTGTCTATCAACTTGTGCCGCGAGTGTCGCATTCAACGCCTCAAGTTGATGTATACGCCGGATGGCGACATCGTATAAATCCATACCGTCTTTCGTTGCCATCATCGATCCTCCCCGACATCAATTGTCTCGTTTAACTCCGGCATCAACTGGTCTGGCTCACTCACACCCCATGCCCATACCCAAGTTCGCTCACCAATCCCATCGTCATAGCGCCGTCGCATGTGCAAGTCAGTCACCCGTGCGTCGTTCGTCCACCAGCGTGCAATCTGACCTGCGTCGAATATCGCGCGTGCAATCTTGTCAATGTCGCGGCCTGCCGCTGGCAACTTCGGCGCGTTAGGCTTTAACTCTCCCGCGTGCCCGCCTGTCCGATAGTGCGTTTGCGGCCTTGGCACATAGAGCTTGATATTCACTGCCACTGGTCCATCAAGCGGCTTGTCAGGCTTGTGTCGTTGCATCGCGTCAACCAGTTCCTGTCGCCAGCTTTTCAACGCCTTGTCATTGTCGTCCACGATGACCACGCGCTTTAGGTGCGGGTGCATGAATCCACGCTTGCTGCCCTGTGTTTGTGCTGGACCCCACACGCAGGCGGAACCGAGCCACGCGGTAGGCTGAGCAAGTGAAACTGTCCTGTTTGGCTCACTATCCCAGTTGTCGAATAGTCCGCTCATCTAAACTTTTCCCACATAAGCCAGTGATCTCTCTAGTATCACCTGCACTTGTTCATGTTTTCCGTATGCCTTCCTACTCACCACTTCAACTAACCTCGAATCATCCGTATCCCATTTAGCGAACAGTGTATCGATAACAAGCTTCTCAAGATTCTGTACATCTACTCGTCTTAGCTTGCCCGCCTTCGTCAGCCACGAGGGAGATTCGTAGACCAGCGTCAACTTCAATAACCAGTTTGTAGGCCAGCGACAGGGAGTGACGTAGGGCAGGGTGCGAGTGCGCCACAATGCGGCCTGATCGTTCAACCTCACCACCCCGGTCCTAATCATGTAGTTCGTATCGTGAAGTCGGTTTGTGCTGGGAGGGAAGCTGGGAAGAGTGAACCAGATTAACTCACCCTCCCCGCTCTCCCCGTTACCGACACTGCCCCCCAATGTCGGTGTGCCGCATGTCAAGTCTACTGTCATTGGTTTGATTTGAACCGTGCGGAGATCGTCGGATTCCCACCGATACCTGTTATCAGTACCGAGCACTGCCCGTCTCGGCCAATCCTCCGCACGAACCCTGACTAGGCTTGCGCGGCCTCCGCCACATCCGCCTTTGCTGCCTGTTTAGGTTGACCGCGATAAATGAGCTTATTCTCGTACTCGTCAACGTAGACGTACTTGCCGGTCACGTTATCCTTCACCTGGCGCCGGTCCTTTGTAATGTCCACGATCACCTTGCGACCAACGAGCGACTTGCGAAATGCCGCATCATTCCTCGGTGCAGGATTGGTAGGAAAGCCCAGCGCTGTTAGGAAGGCGTTGTAGTCGCCAAACCCATTGCCGTCAGGCTCGTAGTACCTGGTCGGCTTTCCGGCGGCATTGACGCTAAAATCATATGCCTTACGGTTGACTGCGCTGAGAATTCGCGGGAAGAAATGTTTGTTCTTATACTTACCCTTCCCGTCAACTCCCTTTTCACCCACCACTAGCATAGGTTCAAGGTTAGCCAGCTTCCACTCTTCCTTGTCCTCCGGCGTGTACACGTCAAGCTTAATGGACTTGATGTACATCTCAACACCTTTGACGGGTTCAATTACATCTGACCGCTCCATCTGTTCGGCGGCATGGATGTCCTCGCCCTCCGCTACGAACTCTTCCTCGTCATCCATCCCTTCTTTCAGCGATGCTGGCATGTCGTCAATTTCTTCTGCTACTTCGCTATCTGTTTCGTAGGCCATGATTATTGTTATGCTCCTTTGGTCTTATTGTTGGTGGTTGTCGTGGTTGTAGTAGTTGGTACTACTGTTGGTGTGCTCTCAATGTTTGGCTGAGCAGCGTTAGCTGTAGGATTTGGTTGCCGTGTATCGGCGTTCGCTATCTTGGCTATAATGGTTTTATACAGATTGCCATTAGTGAGCCTCAAGGTTCCCAGCCCGAAGCGATTCTTTGCCAGGATCACGGTGTCCAACGACTCTGAGCGGGTGCGCCGACAATAGGCGTAATACTGGACCACTTCCTTACCATTCGCATCCTGTTCTAATCTATCCTCCAAATAGATCATCGCACTCGGTAAGCCCGCAATGCGTTGTCTGAATGAGCCGAGTACCTGTGGGCTTAGATCCGAATCGAGATTGACTTGACGCTTACCTGCCGCGGCCTGTTCCTGCTGTAAAGGAGTGCGCGCTGACTGGACGCCTTCAATCGTATTCTTTGACTCGCGCTGAACGTGGCTTGAGACGATGACATTGAGCCTGTCGCGCGTAGCCAGTGGGAGTAGATTCTGAAGAACGAGGTGGTCCAAATAAGACCCTAACGCGTCATACCAACCACGCTGATCCGACTCCTTACGGTCCATCGCCTGCTTCTCAGTCCACACGACTCCCTTTGACTCGCATATCTGCGTCCACTTCAAGGTGGCGAGATAGTTGAAACCGTCTAAAAATACCGTCTCAATCCTCTTCTCGCCCAGCGGACCAAGCTTACGAGCCAGTGCGAGAGCACCGTAGATCCCACGTTCGCTGGGTGTTTCGGTGAACTGGAATACTTCGTTGAGCGGAATGCCGTTCAACGGTACGTGGATGACGAGGTTGTCAATGTACTTCTGGTTTTCGGGCTGGCGTAACACGTCCGTACCGGTTGGATCGAAGGTTATGATCATTACCTTGGGGAAGGTCATGCCTTGCAGGGTTTTGCCGCTACCTGCGCCGCCGTTCAACCAAATTGATAAACCATTAGGCTTCAGAAACTCTTCTTTATTTATAAACGGCATTAGTCGGTCAGTGCCTCCTCTGTTTGTTGACTGAAATCGGATTCAGGCTCAGGTGCCACGGGCGGCCAATCCGGCTTTTGGATCAACGCCTCTTCTATCCACTGATCTATCTGTTCAGAACTGGCACCAGCATCCTCGGCAAGTTTAAGTATTTCGCGCGGGTTAGTAACGTAGGTTACTGGTTGCGGCGATAGGAACGCGCTCTCGGTTTCCAGTCTTATCGCAATCGCTTTTACCAGCGTCTCGGCGTCCACTGAAAAGCGACCAATGGTATTTTGAGTACGTTGTAATTTGCGAATCTGGTCTTGAAACGCAGCAATTTGCTCGTCGGTATTTTCAGACACTAGAAAACCACCTTTCCGATAACTATTGCCATGAATGCCAGAATTGCTAAAACATTAATAATTGTAGCCACGATCATTACCGTCATACGTCTCTGCTCAATTCGTTCACGGTTAATCCGCGCTTGGACGTTATGTTCTTCAATTTCCCTGCTAGTCATGCCTCCGCCTCCTCAATCTCTTCACATAAATCAATCTCAGGGTCTTGCCGTACAGGTCGAGTTGAATCGTGCTCGCCCTCGTGTCCCGGCGCCAGCCAACATCTCTCCCCACTCGCCGCAATCCTCGTACAGCGTTCCCTGTACTGACTATCAATCAACTCTCTATCCCTCGGCCACTGGTAACCTGCCTCACATATCTTATGATATGCACATAAAATCGCCCCACGCTTACAATAGTTGGTGTTATAGCCCCAAGTGCCCGCTTTCCTGTCGGCCTCAATCTTCCTTACCCATGAAGTGAAATTGTCGCGCTCGGCTTGGATAGCCTCCCTGTTGGGGTTAAAGGACATGCGCTTAAAGTCTCGCCAATCTCCGGCAGGAAGCTGGACCCCTTTGTCTGGCCCAGTGCGCGGCGTGTAGGCTTTAGTGCGATGACGGAAGCTTGCGGCGTTGATGTAGAACCCACCTACCTCCCCGTACTTACCCTGTAAGTGGTCCATGTACTGGCGGATCTGTGAGTGAGGGTCAAACTGGAGCCAGTAGTCAGAGTTTAAGTATTTCCCTGTGGACTTGCTATCTACTCCATAGATCAACCCATCGCGCCTATCTCGCACCACAAGATCCAGCACTACCGTCCTTGAGTCTCCGTCATCCGTCTCATGATTGTCGCGCGATTGGACTGAGACTACTTCCCACCACTGGTCCTCTTCCTGCCACTTGTCTACATAGTCGGCAATACCGACTAGTCCGCTTGCGTATGTCTTACCAGTGGACCAGTAGGGTAGAGTGGCGGGATAGTCAGCCTGAGGGTAAGTATCCTCAAATGCCCGCTGAGCTATTTCAACGTTGCCTCGCTTATACCATGCATTCATCGCCGCGTCCCACGCCTTGCCAAACCTCAAGTCATGCTCACTTTCGCCGATCTGAACCAGCGCGTCTTCATATCGAAACTTGTAGAGCGTTGGGCAGGATGCGTAAGTAGAGATTTGAGAGTAGGAGTAACGATGCGCCTTGCTCAAACACGCTCCACCAAGATCCGCTTCCGCTTTTCCACACACGGAGCAAATTGCTAGCCCGCCATCGCAAACCTTACAATGAGAATAAGACTGCTTATCACAGGGACAGGTTTCAGTAGTTAGCAGGACGTGTGCGGACATTTGACTCTTTCCAGCAAGCGGCAACGAGCGGCTCGCATTCATTTCAGTCTAGGTAAAACTTTCAATGCGCGGCACTCTAGCAAAAGTGCAATACCTTGTCAAGAAAATCTTCTTAATCAAATTGACCTATTGCTTTTTCGCAAGAACCGGCTATAAGATACCACGCTATGACTATTCCGGGCTTCATGCTGGTGGAAGAGGCAGCTGACGCGCTGGGTGTTTCGAGGCAGCGAGTGAGGCAGCTAACAGGTAACGGGAAACTTCCTTCACAAAAGATCGGTCCGGCGCTTATAATCCCGATCTCCGCCGTCATCGACCGTAAGGCAAAACAGCAAGCGGAAAAACGCCGTCAGGCACGACGCGCCAATAGTGGCTGTAAGTAAAACCACCGCCAAATGTCAAGATCCTCCACAGTACAGAGCCATATCCGTCTAAAGTCCTTTCACCTCCAGCGTCATCCCAATACAGCCTTTAGTCTGGGAGAATGGAAGCGCTACCTCGATGGTCGCTGGCAACGAGTAGCAGACATGCAGGTGAGGCGAGAAGTGCAGGAGATAGCGGTACGATACGGTACGACGGTGGTAACGGCACCGCTGGTCAGTTCGATCTACTCACTCCTTCAGCAGCATGTGTTTTTATCCGATGATACCTTCGACTCACAAGTGGATCTCATTACCTTTCTCGACTGCGTGTTGAGCGTGTCCACCGGAGAGACGCGCGAGTGTAAACCGGAAGACTACGTAACCTCTCGCCTTCCCTTTCACTACTACCCGGAGGCCAGATCCGATGCCTGGATGCAGGCGCTCGCGATGACAGAGCCGGAGTACGTACCATTCTTGCAGGAGTTTGCCGGTTACTGTCTCACCCCCTCTACCGCGCACGAACTCGCTCTCTGGTGCTGGGGCGAGCCGGGAAGCGCCAAGTCTACCTTCATCACCGGACTGGAGGCGATGCTGGGCGCGCGCTGTTGCACGCTCGGGCTTGCCGACATTGAGCGATCGCAATTTGCCCTCGCACAAATTCCCGGCAAGACCCTCGCGATTTCCACTGAGCAACCTTCTCGCTTCGTCAAGTGCTCTCATGTGCTCAACTCTCTCATCTCCGGCGAATCCCTCATCTGGGAGCGGAAGTTCATCGATCCAATCACAATTCGTCCAATGGTCAAGCTCGTCTGGGCGATGAATGAACTGCCACGTATTGATTCATCGGGTGTCGGCCTCTTTCGTCGCGTAGTGCCTGTGCCGTGGCGCAAGGTCGAGAAGCCTGACCCAGCAGTGAAGGAAGCCGTCAAACTCTCCGGCCAGGCGATCTTCAACTGGGCCTACGAAGGGCTGCGACGCCTGAATGAGCGCGGTAGATTTGACATCCCCGCTGGACTCATCACTGAACGAGAAACATACAGAATCCAAAATGACATTCCACAACTATTTATTGAGGAGATGTGTGAGCGCGTAGACACCTTTGACGAAAACGGTCACTATGTTCGAATTCAGTCCGCTGTTTTGTACTTCAATTATAAGCAATGGTGCCTAAATACGAGCCATAAACCGTTGTCTTCTACGGCTTTTGGACTGGAAGTAAAGCGTCTTGGGATAGAGAAGACTATGATTGATGGAAAGGTCTGGTATCTCGGAATTCGTTTTAGGCCAACAGATGACCATGAAGTCGAAATGTAACCTCTCAGGTAGGCAGTGTAGACACGCAGCTCTATTAAGAGTATATATTGATTACGCGGGTAAGGGTAAAGTATTGTCTTAAATAGAGTTAGTCTCTATACCCCCTACATTCGACTGTTTTACGGGGATTTAACAGTGAGAGATTTAATCAGTCAGATTGACAGATTAGATCTATCGCTAGATCTGGTAACGTCTACGGTGGTTGGTTATTGTAGATCGTCTTCATTAAGTCCTTTCATCGCAGATCCTCTCCCTCTTTCTCCTGCTGAGCGGTGAGACGAAAGATACAGCGCGGACAGAACCATGGCGTAGATTTAGACCAACGCACCATGCGAGCACCACAGCAACAGCGTCTAACTTCGACCTGGGTCATCCCCTCCCTCTCCTTTAGCGAGTGATTACAACGTCATCCATGAATCCTCAGATCCGTTCACAGTCTCAGCTTCTTCACTCTCAGCCGCCACTGGGGCAGCGCAGTGCTTGAAGATGATCCGTTGAATGCTCAAGCGCAGCGCGTCACCGACAGCTAGCGGCGTTGTTTGAGTGATCCAATCGGCGATCTCTTGCGCTGCTGCTTCGACTCCTGCCGGTGCAGTCTCGCCCGTTCCGCAATTCGGGCAGGAGTAGCCACTACCGTCCCCATCTCCGTGCATGGCAGCGAACGTGAAACAGCAATCAGGACACTCGACGCATTCAACGTTAAGCCGCCGTTCCCAGGTATGACCGTGGGCGTCGATCCACGGGTCATCCTGACCTTCGGCTGTAGCTGCGGGTGCAGAGGCCGCGTCGAATCCATCTACGTAAGCTTGGGCTGCAACCTCATTAAGCTGCTGCTCGGTCTCGGCTGCGCCAGTGGTCGCGTCCTCAATTAGTTCGCGATGAACCTGGGCCAATTTATCGAACGCCTCAACAGACACAACAACGTAGTTATTGTTAACGCTGTTTGGGACGCCGCTACTGAGCACGTCTCCCATTGCGCCGATGATACGACTACGGCTAACTTTCGCTCCCGTAGCGTCAGTGGCAGGATCGTAGGCCCACGTTACAAGGATGTCCGTGCCTTTTGTCGGGCCAATACGTTTCAATAATGCCGAGTGAGATTTATCTACGTCCAGAAGCACGCCGCTCCTAATCGCTACCCATTCCCCTGCAAAGTTTTGTGCGTTTGCTTTCAACCAATCGACGTTTGCCTTTACGTCAACCTTGTGTTTTGCTTGAGCGAGTACGCCAGTGTCAGGAAACACGCACTTGCAGCCGCAATAGGTGTCTTCGTACCAGTTCAATAGCTCACGACAGTAGCCAGTTTCCCGTGATCGAAACTCGTAGTGTTTGCATTCTCCACAGCAGCGCTCACTACCGGAGACGGTGAAAACTTCTCCGCCCTGCTCGCGAATGATTTCCTCGAAGCATTCAGCCGCGCACTTAGCCGCAGCCAGCGCCACCAAAGCGTTCGCCTTGCGTTTCAGGCACAAGTCGAGAAACTCATTCTTTAGCTCGTGGGCCATATCCTGATCTTTAGCAGTCATCACGTGTTCATGTTGCTTACTCATTTGATTCGCCTTTCTCACTACTGGAGAGTTGAGGGAGCAGAGAAAGAAGATAATCAACGTCGTCAGTTGTTGCGACTAGCAAGGCGTCTCCAGCATTACGAAACTTCTTGCGCTTATCGTTGCGCTTGCGAATCTCTGCCACTCGCACATCGTCTGCCTGGTGGACGCGGGCGTAGGGAATGTCTTGCTTAAAGATCGGCTCGCGCTCCCATGTCACATCGGCAAGGTCAACAGGGCCATCCTCAATAGACGGATCTCCGCTTCCAAACCATTGCAGCCAGATCCGCTCCGGTACTATTGGTGGTTGTTGCTTGTCAGTCATCTGCATGGACCTTTCGTTATTGGCTGTATCCACCGATAGCCTAAACCATCGCAGTGCCAGCACTGGACCGACCCGAACTGCCCGTACCCGTTACACTTGCCGCAGGCCCGCTTTTCATAGCCACGATTGCGTAGACGATCCTCGGCATCTAATCGATCGGCAAGTTCTACATCGCGATGATGCTTGTCAGTCATTGGATTTGCCTTTCACACGTCTTGTTGCGGAAGGTCTAATAACTACGGTCCAGCGGTGCGATACGTGCCGTGCTGCGGGCCACTCAGCTTTTTTCAAAAGGCTCGCAGCCGCTTCTAAGGCCGCTACGTATCTCGGGTTGTCGCTGGAGTTTCTAGCCATCTCAGCCGCGATCTTTACTGCGTGAGCTATTTGGTGGCCTGTGACTTTCCATCGATGCTGGTTGTTACCGTCTTCACCCATCACTTCAGCTACCGCCTTTCACGCTTGCCCGCTTTCTTCGCCGCGCACGTCGCCTCAATGTGCGCCGCCACTTCATCGCCCGAATCGGGTCGTGTTTTCTCGGCCTGTCATCCGCCCAAACGGGTTGTGGAATCATCAATTACCGCCTTTCACTATCACCACCTCAACCGCAATTAACCAATCCGCACAATCACTGTAATCATCGTGGCACTCAATACATCTGAAACAGCCTCCGCAGACGTTTAGAGTTGATCTGCACTTCCCACAGACCGCGTGCGGGCAATCGACTACCATGATCCCGTCAATGGGACAGGTTGTGGTTTGCTGCTTGAGGCTGTCCATCATCGTCTACCGCCGGCGTTAAGAACGGCCATCACTTAACCCTCAGTCTCTCGTAAAGAGCGCGAGCGCGTTGACAGTGCTCAAAATGCGGCGCGTCATCTTCTGAGTCGCACCAACAATCAGCCGTACCATAAAACCCGCGTATTCCTTCCAGCACTTCCCGAACTTCTGCGAGCTTGTCATCAAGCAATTCAGGAACGTTGTACGGTGGCCCATCGAAATACTTAAGCAGCCGCGCAACTTTGTGACCGCTTTCAACTGCGAATGTACTTGCCATTAGAGATCACTCCCGCGCACAAACGATTTTACTGCCTCGAATGCCGCTACTGCCGCATCCTGATCCGCTATTCTCGTGTGTCGATACGCCTGCATTAGTTCGTAGAATTCCTGACTGTCTAAAGCATCCTCTCGCAACCCCGCATCCATCCCATGCGGCTCACGCTGGAGTGCGAGGATGCGGGCGCACACGGCGTCCACGAAGTCGCAGCGTTGTTGGTTAGCAAACTCTTCATTCCAAATCTCCATGCCGTTGATGCGCTCGTAAAAGAACCAAATACGTCCCGCCATGTTTGGATCACCGCTATCTATTACGTCCATCACCGCCGCTCGCACTGTCGTCAACGAAGCAAAAGTCTGATCCCGTGTGATGGCCGCAGAGATACGTTGTAGGACTGCGGGATCGATCTCCGCATCCCCAGTCTGATGCTCGGGACAGTCGCAATCCTCAGCCATCGCGGCGTGGATGCGGGCAATCAACTGCTCCGCTTCCTGTTCGCTTGAGCCGTCGCTGCGCTCGCGGCATTGCCCCGCTACAGCCTCACAATCGCCGCTGGAGACGCTTTCAGTCCCCGACGCGGCCTCCGCTACCTTTTCCACGTACCGTGGGCACCACGGCATGTGGCTGTAACCGTGACAATCGTCGCACCACGATCCCTCGTTGTGTCGGTTACTGTCGTGAGTATTCATCGTACTTTGGCCTCCATGTTGAGCTTGCTGGCGTCGTATATCCCTAACCGCTCACAAATCCGCATCATCTGATTTGCATAACCGCGTTTCTCGTTAAAGATCAAAGCACCCGCACAATGAACGCTCTTGTCATTAGCACGGTATTCCGAGAATCCGTCTTCGTCTTCCACTGTATCCGTCGTCTGATGGCAGGGAAACTCACTTTCGGCAAATGCCCTCAATCGAGACAACTTGAATCCACGCTTCATCTGCGGCGTATCAAGGAACGGACACGCATCGCAGGGCGTGGTCATGCTGTACTTCATAATGCTACCTGCCCGTTACGGAGCGATCCATCCCTGTCGTGACGATGGACAGCCCGCCGAGATATAACATTCACTGCAGAGGAAATGTCCGTTCTCACGGTTTAGTGTTCCTTCTTCCTGCCAGACGTAGTCGTCTGCTGTCATGTCCGTCACGCCGCTGTGTGCTTCACTGGCCGCGCTGACGTATTCAGCAAGTTCATCCGGCCTCTTACCACAGCCAACGCAAATCAGTTCTGGTCGATTGCCGTCGTGGATTTCAGTGGTCATTGCCGCGCCTCACTTTTCTTCAACTGTCACAACATCCGGCCATTCGCGGTGGTCGTCTCCGGTCAATTCTTCTAATTGCCGATCGATCAATTCCCGAACCTCATCTTGGCTGCGACACCTGACGTACAAATGCCACGTCCACCAGAGGCAATGTCTTAAGTTACTGGCTAGATCCGAATAAGCCTGATGCAGCACGTAACGCAGAATGCCGCCATAACCACCCAGCGCTCGAAACATCACCGAGAAGCACATGTAAGTCACCAGGAATGGTGGCATAATGTCAGCATGGTTGAAGCAGTTACGGGCAGCCTTGCAGCGTTCCTCGTATAGCGTTTGATTAGGCGGCTCAATCGTTACCCTCATCCTTCATGCTCCTTGGTGGTGGTCGCAAACTTCCGCGTGAAGCCGCCCCACTGGTCTATATGTCCATCGTCGGGCTGCTTAGCTGTTGTCTGATCGTATTCTTCCCATTCTAACCAACCGCACTCGCAGCCCCACGGCCCATAGAGCCACGCTACGCCGTTGTGAACTTCATCACGGCGGCACCCCTGACCGCAGCGGGGACATTTCTGTGATTCGTTGCTCATGATTATCAATCGCTATCTGAGTAGTACCAACTCATGCGGCAGCGCGGACAGGTTTGTGTTCCTTCGAACCAGTGTGACGTGTACTCACCGTTGAATGAGGTTCCGGTTTTTTCGCACTTGAACCATCCCTCAAAGCTACCCCACTCCCAACTGTAGCCGCATGATTCGCATGGATCGTAGTGGCCGGGGTAACACCATCGAATCCACCACTTCTTTACCGGCGCTCGTTTGCCTGTACTCCAGTAGAGCTTTCTACCGCCGTGGTCCCAAACCCACAGTCTGACGCGCAGCCAGTAGTAGCCAAACCAGCGCCAAAAGGCGGGATGATCCGAGTGCCACGCCAGCGTGTCGTCATTGGCGTATTCGCTTAGAGTTAAGCTCTCGTCACCCATCCCCTCACCCGCTCCTTTTCAACTGATGCTGCCTCTTCGCCGTGCTAGCCCGTTAAGCGCTTGACGCACAACCATAAGCTGATCGTCGAGTACGTCTTGAATCAGACCGTCTTTTGCGCCTAGCCCAGCCTCGGTCAACTTTATTCTCTCAACTCGGTTCCTGACGCGGAGGAAGTGTGGCTAGTCGCTTCCGTCGCCGTTCTTTGGCAGCTCCACTCGCAAGAGCAGCGCAGCGTCGCGTCTGAAAGCCTCAGCTAGTCTGTCTTGCTCTTTTTTGTTTTCCTTCAATCGCGCAAGAATCACATTGTTACTGTCAGACACAGCTACCATTGAAGCTATCGATACCTTGCGGCGTCCGGCCTTGTCAGATGAAAACCACACCTCATCGCGGCCCCGGTAGTCTCTCCCGGCGACAGATGTGATTTTCCCCTTTTGCAGATTACCCAACGAGTTCGGATACGAATCAAGGAAGTAAGCATCAATCGGCTCCCACGGCTTTTCCTTCTTTGTCTCAATCCGATCCAGCGCGTTATCGATATACTCGCGCGCCTTTGGTAATGTTGGCGCTTTACGCTGGCGTCCGTTGACGGTGAACTGCCAGACGTTTTCATCTTCGAGCAGCATGATCTCGATGTCTCTGTGCATCTGCTTAATCGGTTCGCTCATTTCTTCGCTCCGTTCTTTGACTTGACAGAGTGCGACTACTCAAGCGGCGGTTCTTACACCTTTCGCCACAAGTTGTCTGTAAATCTCGACGTAGGATTCGCCCCATGACTCATCACCTAGTTCCCAGCCCGACTTCTTTGCCACTAATTCCTCGGCGGTCATCTTGTTAATTCTGTCATCGTAGCTGGAATCGTTCTCGTCCTTTGCGCCGAGCCGCTGTCGTATGTCGGCCAGATCCGCGTCTTCAAGAATGAGCGTGTTGATTACTGGCTGCTTCTTTCTCATTTCGTTTTCCCTTTCGGCTTTTCATCCCACGAGTACGATTTACAGCGCGGACACACCACCGGCCGCGCCATTAGCGAGCGCCATTTATGTCCGCACTTAGGCCGTTGGCACTCGTGCTCAAACATTGTCATTGCCGCTTTTGTCTTCATGGGCCATCATCCTACTACCACTACTACGTAGTGTCAATAGATAAATAAATAAATCTCACCCGGTTCGCCGCAACCAGCGCAGTAACCTTCTATACCACGGCAACGGAGCACTTGTATCCAGCGTGATCACCCGCTTCAACTTCGCCGTCGTCTCCTCGTCCACGGGAAATCTCATTGATTGCTTAGCCTGATAGATCCTCGTTTCGATCTGATCGTTGATGGTTAGTCTCAGTGGCTTGGGGAATCGGGGGATCATTGAGTATGGCTCCTTTCAGTCTTCCAGCTCGTGTAGGCCGCTCACAAAATGTCCGTGCGATATACGCGCATCTTCATCAAACCTAACGTCTGCCATCCATTCTCCACACTGGCAGTAAACCTTGATGACCGTAGCAGGTTTGTAGAAACGGGAGTTGTCGCCTCTGTCACCGCCCGCAAGCTCCCAGGTAAAACTATCGAACACGAGGCGACGGCAGCCTTCAAGTTTACGTGGCGTGATCATCGCTTCCCTCTCGGCCCACAGCGGCGAGGGCGGCGGCGATCTGTTTCAGCAACGCATCTGATTCCTTACTGCGGCGCATTCCGTGAACTACTACTTGCGTCGCTTCGAGCGCTGCCACGAGTTTCGGCACGGCGTTGCAGTCTGAGACGATTTGCGCGGCTACTTGCTGATCGTAAACTTCAGCCAGCGGCCAGTCTCGATCATCGTATAGTACATACTGGCCTTTTCTACTCAGGTCCGGCTCATATTTGTAGCGCCACTCCCCGCTTGTATCCGGCGCGGTAGCCTGTCTGATGTCTTCGTTGTTATTGTTGACCATTGTCGCTTCCTTTCGCTCCGTCTCTCACTTGCTGGTTCTTTAAGAATTCCATCAACTCGTCACCAAGCTTGGTGGCGACCTTGCCGGTGTTCAAGCACCGCTCGCAGTTCGTACCTGAATAGCGACTGTCGCCTTCGCACTTGTAGCACTCGCGCTCAAATTGGATATTCATTTCCACTGTCGCCTTCCTTTCGTCGTCACTGGTTCCAAATGACGATTATCCGCACAGGGTTTCGAGTAGCACAGCTCTTAGAACGGGGATAAAACTCGTTAAGACGAGAGAGCGGGCTAGAGCTCAGTTTTCCGAACGTTGAATACGTCTTTAGCGACTTGCGTGGTTTCCTTGCCAAATAGATCGGCCACGAGCGCCACGGTTACGTATTCCTCAATCGCTGCTTGGTCTAGTTCGGCGTCGTTGTCGTTGTAAGCGATCCATCTGACCGCGCGGTTGTATGTAGGGTTACTCAATGGTTTCGTCATCGTCTTATCTCCTCGCGTTATGTCGTTCGTTAGAAAATCTTGCACGGTGGATATTCAACTATCGCGCTGCCCGTGACGATCTCAACCGACAATCGCAAGTCACTCTCGCAGTGATCGCATTCCTGATCGTCTGGCACGTCTGCCCGCTCACACGGAAACGCCGGAATGCCTGCGTGGTAACACGTGGCGCAATAGGCGTAGCCGCACAGGTCAACAAATACCGCGTGACGCTCTTGTTTAACCGTTTCAATCGTTGTTTGTGCCGACATTGCCGTTGTCTCCTTGCGTTGTGTTCGTCTTTGTCATCGTGAGAGGGACTATACTCGCGTTAGTTTACGCTGTCAAGCAAATAATTAGTGTTGACAAATTATTTTCCAAGTGCTAAATTCCTTCCACGATGAACGGATTGCTAACACTGACAGAAGCGGCTGAGATTAAAGGCGTCTCGCGCCAGGCTATTTACAAGGCCATCGAGAAAGGGAACCTCAAGGGCGTCAAGGTGCGCGTGAGTGAGTATCGAGTACGCCGCACGGATCTTGATAAGTACCGACCAAATCCAAACATGAAACGAGCGGGCAGACCACGGAGAGCGGCGAAATGAGCACATGCCATTCGTGCGACGAGGAGCGTCCATTTCTTGCCGGACAAGAAGGTAAACAGCATATTCCACTGTACAGCGGCGGAGAGCACGGCGGAGCGATGTGCTATGCCTCATCAATCTATGGTTGGCAAGCTAAGGAAGATAAGGATCGAATTGACGCGCCACCCGCGCCGGAGTGAGAAATGAGCGACGGTGAAATCAGAGACAGTCTTGTATGGTTTGGATTTGATGTACGAGATCTGGAATGGTTGCAGGATTTAATTCCACGCAGCGACGAATTTCACCTTTCAATTCAGCGGGCAATTCGTAAACTGGAACAGCACAAAGTTAAACTAGGTCAGCCACCGGAGCAATGAAGGATGAGCGAGAGAGTGTCCACAACTCAGGCGATTGCTAATGCCGTTGGCGGTAGCTGGCGCTATAATCGTCAGTCGCGGCAATGGCAGTGCTCAGATGGATCGGTAGCGCATTGGGTTTGGTCTTGTTTCTCATACTGTGATGAAGATAACTGCGGCCATCCACCCGAGTTATGGCTGTACGGACGTGGAACTCCGCAGAGGCTGGTGCTCGCTCAACCACAGGAGCAGGAACGATGAATGGAGTAACGTAGTCTATGGCTGGACGCCCTACAAAGTACATTCCTGAGTACACTGATAAGATCCTTGAGGCAATTCGTCTCGGTGCTCCCCTTACTCACGCCTGTCGCTATGCCAACGTATCATTTGAAACGTTCAACGAATGGCGCAAGCAATACCCTGAATTTTCTGAGCAGGTAAAAACCGCTGAAGGGCAAATGGTAAAAACCTGCCTTGAGCAGATCGATACCGCAGCGACTAATGGCAGTTGGCAGGCTGCCGCATGGCGGCTCGAACGCCGTTATCCGCATGAGTTTGGACGCCGTGATAGAATGCCGCTTGATGAGCGCGAGCTTGAGCGTCAATTTGAGGCAGAGATGGCGGGAATTGAAGCCGGAGGAGAAGCCGGCCTTCCTACGGGCGCTGAGAGCAAGGCGGTCAACTGATCCTGCTACTCCGCGTACCGACCAAGAACTAAAAAACCTACTACGCGATCGCTATCAGATCGTTATTCCCGACGTTCAAGTTTGCCCTAATCACTGCACTCCATTTCGAGCTTTCGCTGACGCCTTCTTTGCCCGTTACGGCGTAACCGTCTGGAAAGCATCTCGCGGTCTAGGGGGCAAGTCGTACTTACTCGCGTTGTTGGGCCACATCGAGGCTGATCTACTAACTGCCGACGTAACCATTCTCGGTGGCTCCGGTGAGCAGGCCTTACGGGTGATCGAATACCTGCAAAAACTCTCCGACGATGAAGAGAACACGGCGCGTAGGACCAAGTATGCGTCTGGCGGTCGAGTAACTGCGTTAATGGCCTCGTCTAAGTCGGCTCGCGGTCCCCATCCGCAAAGAATGAGATTAGATGAAGTGGACGAAATGGAGTTGTTGATTCTCGATGCGGCGATGGGACAGCCTATGGGCACGCCGAAGATTGCTAAGCAAACGGTGATGAGTAGCACGCATCATTACGCGGATGCGACATTTACCGAAGTTTTAAAGCGAGCCGGAGAAAAAGGCTGGCCGGTTTACGAATGGTGCTACAAAGAGAGCTCGGCGCAACCTGACGGCTGGTTGACGCAAGAAGAAATCGAGTCGAAGCGCGGCGAGGTTACCGACTCAATGTGGAGGGCGGAATACGACCTCCAGGAGCCGAGCCCGGAAGACCGTGCTATCTTACCTGAAAAAGTTGACGCTTGTTTTAAGGAATCGCTTGGACGATTCGAAGGCGAATTAAATCGGGTAGTTGAGATTGAACCTCCGATAAAGAGCGCCAAGTATGCGACGGGCTGTGATTGGGCCAAGAAAAAACACTTCACAGTTATTGACACCTTCCGGACTGACATTCGACCAATGAAGCGTGTGGCATGGCAGCGAACGGGACGGTTGCCGTGGCCCATGATGATCGCCAAGTTTGACGCTCAAGTTAAAAAGTATCCCGGCACGGCGTGCCATGATGCGACGGGCATTGGCGATGCCCCAGAAGATTATAAGACGGTTGAGGCGGAACCTGTTATTCTAGTAGGGCAAACGCGCGCTGATGTGTTCACGCAATACATTGCCGCTATAGAGCACGAGGCAATTGAATCACCTAAGATCCGTTATTGCGAGGCTGAGCATCGATACTGCACGAATGACGATCTGAAGGGATCTGGACATCCACCTGATTCGTTCGTGGCAGGAGCACTAGCTTATAGAGCAGCCTCAATTAAAGAGATCGAAGACCTTGACGAAGTCGTTGCGGAAGAGTTAGACAACTATCGAGGACGTTAGACCGGAGAGGACAAAAAGAACAAATGCCGAAAGCAAAGACTAGTACTGCCGTCTGTTGTGGGCTAGAAGATTTCTTCCGTGCCGACGAAATCAACCATAAGCCGGGATGTATATTTTACCCTACCGGTTACGAGCGTAAATCCCTTGCGGTTAACAGCATTAAGGTGCTAACCAGCCAGCTAAATGAAGCACTCAAAAATGCCGCCTCCGAAGGTGTTAAAGTCGAAATAGCGCTTAGGCCGGTGGCCGACTTTAAGGAACCGGAAACCACTTCTTACATGCTTATCTCCGTGCAGTGCTCCGCTCTGATTGATTAACGGTGTGGCAACAATTCTTCAAAGGATGGGCATGGCAGCACGAGCAGGTTTTGTTCAATGCGGTACGGGGAAGGGGCTAAATGACAATAGGCGTTGAATTAACTTTTCCGGTGAAGAGAACACCGTCGGGTATGACCACGGTAGATCAGCTTAATGATTTTATCCAAGAACACGATTCCGAAAAACACAGGCTGATAGTGGTAATCAACCCAACGGGCATAGGTGACGCTTTTGCAGATCGTCTAGAGAGATTTGGGTTTGTAGTGGTACATACCAACCAAGAGTTTTAGAGTGTGCCAACCATTATCCAGAGATTCAGCATGGCAGCACGAGCAGCGATAAGCGCTTGGCGCAACCCGCGAGAGACTGGCACGATTGATGACGTTCGCGCTCGGCTCAATCTACTATGGTCCTACTACGACAACTCCGTGTTCGACAACCTTGCCGCATGGGCCAACTACCGCGCCAACTACGTCCTCTACCGCAACATCCGTTCAATCTACAACCCGACTCGCAGGCTCGTCAACTTCTATGTCGCTCAAGTCTATCCCGGCGTGCTGAGCGAAGACGCCACAAAGCTCCCTGACGGCGTCGCCATTGCCATTCCGTTCTCCGACGATACTCCGGAGGAGTTAAAGCTCTCATCCGCCCAATTCTGGCAGTGGTCCAACTGGCAGTCTAATAACAAGCTGATGGTGCGATATGGCGGTGCCACCGGATCATGCCTAGTCGAAGCGGTTGATAACGTCGAGCGTGGCAAGATCACCGCGGCAGTCAGGTGGCCGGGACTGATTGCCGATCGCGCTAAGGACGATGGTCCAAGTCTGGTGTTGGACGATGTAGGCAACGTCAAATTCTACGCGCTGGAGTACGAGGCTACCGATGAGCGTGGCGACACTTATACCTATCGCAAGGAAGTGGGTCAAGACTCCATCACCGAGTACCGTGATGACAAGATCACCTCGCAGGAAGATAACCCGTATGGATTCGTGCCTGCCGTATGGGCCAAGCATATTGACGAAGGTTGGGGCGTGGATGGTGAAGGGCTGTACGGAGCACCTGCTATCAGCGGCTCAATTGGCAAGATTGACGAGTTGAATGGACTTGCCTCACACGCGCATGATCACATTGATTCGTTGATTGATTCGCCGGGGATTATCAGCAGCGATGGCGGTGTCGGGCGCATTGGCGAGCAGGCGAATGCGATCAAGGTGACTCGTTCTACTACGGCAGACGAGTTTGCAACGGTTGGCGCTAACACGGCAATGCGTACACTGCGCCGGCTCCTGCTCAAAGCACCCAAAGGAGCAAGCTGGGTGCCATTGACTGGCAACCTGCAACCGGAGCAGGCCATCCCCGCAATGGACCATCTACTAACCGAGATCGAACACGACTTCCCCGAACTCGGCATGTACCAGGAGCTGCGCAAGATGAGCGAAGTTACCGGTCCAGGCGCAGCTCGCATGATGGGCGATGTCTACTCGCGTGTTTTGGAAGTCTCGAGCAACTACGACACGCAATCGATTAAGCTGTTTCAGATGGCTGCCGCAATAGGTGGATTCAGGTTTAGAGAAAATCGCGAGGGCTGGCGCTTGCGCACCGAAGCACAGGCCAAATTCGCACCTTTTGATCTCGACTCCTACGCCCGTGGTGATCTCAACATGGCAATCATGCCGCGGCCATTAATTCCAATGACTGAGGACGATACGATCACGCTGACTGGTAAGCGCCTTGACAATGCTAAGAAAGCCCAAGGCATATTTAACGATGATAAGGTGCTGGAAGTCGCGGGAGTAAGTGACGAAGGTGAGCGCAGCGCGATCCTCGCTGAGCGTGAAAAAGAGAAACGGGAAGCGGTTGCACTACTACCACAACCGAAACCGAACGGTGATAGTCAGATTATCCAGTGAGAAGCAAAAGGAAAGCCCTGCCGATAGCCCGGTTTCGATGTTACGCTAACCGATCGTCCCTGTACTTCATGGTCTATGTATGGGCCACCAAGCAAGACATGCTTGATAATCGGCCCACTTTAGGACTAACTAGAGGCTCATGTGAGGCCCATACTACGTCTTACAATGAATTCACGGACAAGTCGAGGAAGCGGAAGAAGCGCATCGTTGGCGAGATACATTTCCATAAGCGTATGGTCCGTGCTGACGCCGGGATTGAGGTCGTAACACATGAGACATTCCACGCCGTTGCATCTCTCTTCAGAAGGTTAAGGGCGGATTTTAGTCAATTGAGCCATGAAGGTTATCGGCGTCCTAAGCAAGATAATGAGGAAATCATGGCTGAGGTCCAGGGTTTAATGGCACGACAGATAATGACGAAATTTCACGCATTGGGGTTATTCCCGTGGCAAGACGCAAAGTAAAACCGATCTCATTTCGTCTCTACCCGGAAGGTTCATTTCTCTATTGTGAAGTGAACATCTGGCCTACCCGCAAAGACATGCACAAGCATTTGCCGCTTGGTAGAAAGACTGTCGCCAGTTGTGGCGGGCGCGAGTCTTATATCGTTGAGCCAAAACGCAAGGGTAAGCGGCAAAGAATTCGCAAAACCGGATTATTCGCAGAGGCGAATTTCTACGAAAGGGAAATAGGAATTGAAGTTGTATCGCATGAACTGACCCACGCTGCGTTTTGCTTCGCTGACCGCCGCAAATTACCACTGGATCAATGTGTGAACAAGGATTTCAAGCAGGATGGACGCAACAACACACTTGATAATGATGGCCCTGAGGAGCGATTTTGTTACGCGCTCGGGCATATGGTCAGACAATTTACTCAGAAATGCTATGACAAAGGATTGTATAAATAGCAATGTTTCACGTGAAACGTTATCGCCAGCCCCAATGAGCCATCACGCGGCCAGTTGGCGAAAGTTTAACAAAACTATTTGCAAACTGACCGATAGTGTGTATGCTTAGCCTCGATGGACTTATCGCAACCGACAATCATCGCTACAATTCGTCGAATCAAATCGCTCTCTCGTCTTGATGCTTACGGGTTGGCAATTGCTGACGCTGGACACTTTTGGACGCTTAGAGAGCGACGGGAATTTGAGAAACGGGTGAGGGAGTTGCGAGGATAACACCAATGCCTGACGAACCACTTGTTCCGCCGCCGCCGGACCCTACGCAAGCGTTTCAGAGCCGTCTGAGCAAAATGAATGGGGACGCGATGGCTTTCGCTACGCAGTTATTTGATGAGAACTTTCGTCTCAGGGAAGACAAGCGAGCGCTTAACGAAGAATTGACAGCGATTAAGGCTAAGGTTCCCGCTGATGATCACGTAGTGCTAACCCCTGCCGAGGCACAGGAGTACGAGACATATAAAGCGCTTGGGAAACTGGACGAGATTCAAACCCGCTTGGACGCCAGTGAAACTACCGAGACAGAACTGACGGAATTGAAACAAAAAGACGTTCTCCGGGAGGTTGCCGATCTGCACGGCTACAAGCTCTCGATACTTGTAGATCGAGATAAGGCTGCCGGCGGGCTGGAAGTCTCATTCAAGACTGATTCCAAGGGCAATAAGGTTGCTCACGTAAAAGATGGAGACAAGGAAACTCCTATCACTGAGTTTGCCGAAACCAATTGGGCAGACTACTTGCCATCCCTCAAGGTAGAGACGGCTTCACAACCACTCGTCGCTATAAGAGGAGCTAAGCCAAGTCCACGCGCAAACGGCTTACATACTGCCGTGACCGATGCGGACAAGCGCGCTGCCGCTGAGGCTCGACGAGCCTACCGAGAATAGGAGACAGACAACATGGCAGACGTGGTTTTAGTGACCGCAGGCCAATTGCGGGTGGAGGAGTCGCTTGAGCAGGACACGAAACCGGCAGGCGTGGCCGTAGCAGCAGGTCAGAGCGTCAAGGAAGACGCCACCACAGGCCGCTGGATTCTAGCGGACGCGTCTGCCGCTGGTACTGCTGACGCTTACGGCATGGCCGTGAAGACTGTCCCTGCCGGTCTGCCTGTCACAGCTATTCGCCGCGGCGTTGTTGACGGATTCAATCTCGACGATCAGGACTACAACGAACAAGTGTTCCTGTCCGACACAGCAGGCGCAATTGCCGACGCTGCTGGCACCGCAGGCGGTGTAGTTGGGCGCGTCATCTCGGTCCACTCGCATCGTGTTGGTGGTGTACCTGACAAGCTACTACGACTTGACTACGCCGGGGAGGTGAGCGCGTAATGCCAAACATAATTCCTTATGGATTCCGCGATCTCCGCGATCAACTCGACGAGACAATCAACGAGCAACTGATCCCCGTCATCAACACCGCCATCACTGAAACCGTCGCGTTTCATAATGAAGAGATGAATCGCGTGGCAGGCATTTTTGTAAAGCCCACGACTGAGTACAAGCTGCGTTACAAGACGCCGACTGAGGCGAGATTGCAACCTCTCGACGAGCATGGACGTGCGCGTAAGATACGAGTTGGGGCGCAGTACGATGTTGGGTTCCCGCTGCAAGCAGCCGGACTCGCGGAAGGCGCAACCGACACCACTCGCATACTGGAAACAGTCGGCGACGTGGCGGAAATCACTAGTACGGTGACAATGGCGGACAAGACCTGGATGCTGGAGCATATTCTGGCAACTTTATTTGCTGTAGCCGACTGGACGTTCACAGACGAGCGTCATGGCGCGCTGGTAGTCAAGCCGCTTGCTAACGGTGACGCAACCGTTTATCTCGGTCGCAATGGTTCATCCGCTACCGCAGACCACAACACCGGACAGGCGGCTGCGATTGCCGATCTAACCAATCCGTTTCCCGGCATCTACTCGCGGCTAACTCGGCCAATGGGTAGTAACGGGCGAGTGATTTCGTTTGTGGCGTCGAACCTGGTTGCGGACATAACCGGGTTAGGAGACTTTAGAGAACCGGTCGATCCGAATATCAGACTTGGCGCTAATAGCGATGAGTTGGTCGGTACTCTACCCGCTGGCACTCCTGGCGAACCAATCGGCTACACGAACCGCGTCTGGATCGTTGATTGGCCGCGCATCCCTGACAACTACATCGTTTCGATCATCGAAGGTGGCGAGCGTCCGGTTGCGATGCGCGAGTACGAGGTTGCTGCGTTGCGAGGATTCCGGCGAGCAGGTGAGCGCAATGACTATCCTTACTTCGAGACTCAATTCAAACGCGACGCGGGATTCGGGATCTGGAATCGCGTCGGTGCGGATGTCATGGAAATTGGTGACGCCAGCTATGACGTGCCAACTGGATTTGAAGTACCTATGCCCTAGTGAGAGAGGCTGATACAATCATGAAGCGAAAATTATTAATCAGCTTACTCGTCCTAGTCATCCCGATTGCTGTTTACGCTCAACAAACCATGCGGCTTGGCGGTGGATTAATCTCAATCTCTCGTCTTGGTGCCGTGGTTATCAAGTCCCGTGCTGACAAGACGATCGCGCTGCAAGGCAACACAACCGTCGCGGGCACGATGGGCGTTACCGGCAATACAACGATTACAGGCACGGCGGCGGTCAGTTCGACGCTGAGTGTTGGCGGCGGCGCGGCCATTGCCAAGGTTATCACTGGTACAGGCTCAGTGGACTTCACGGCGCTGGCTGCGGGCACGTGTGAGAACTTTACTATTACAGTCACGGGCGCGGCTAATGGTGACTCAGTCGCATTGGGCATTCCTGCTGCTGCCTGGGCCACCACTGAATACGCGACGATCCAGGGATTTGTCTCTGCAACTAACACGGTTACAGTTAAGCGTTGCAATCTGACTAATGCGACTACGGCGTTGTCTGATCCTGCTGCCGTAACAGTTCGCGCAACAGTGATTCAGTTCTAGGTAAGGTCCTATGGCAAGTAGAGATCACAAGATTGTTCGACGCGCTCAGGCGTTAAGCGAGTTATCACGACTCTCGGGCTTGCTGGCTGAGCATCTGGACATCGAAGTGTCTGACATACAGGTCACTAATCGAGACAATGAACTCGCTGAGATTCAGCGCATTGAGAATATCAACTCACTACTCCAGCAAATCCTGCAAGCGAGCAATGTGGAAACGGAACGAGGAACGCTCGCGGGTTTGACTAAGGCCGAGTTGCTTGAGAAAGCTGTTGAGATGAACCTCGAAATAGGCAAGTCAGCCACTAAGGCGGAGATCGTTGCGGCGATAAAAGAGCATGGCGCTAACAAGTGATCAACTCGTGCTCACCGCTGAGATAGTGCGCGAGAGTTATGCTTCCGTAGTCAGTGCGACTAGTTCTTTGAATGTGGCGCAAGAATCATTGCTAAGTGATGACATTGACTTATGGGAGCAGGAACGCAACTCTGCTGACCTGAAATTTAAGGGCGATGGCGTTGACTTGGACTCAACCAGACTGCTAGCCGACATTTTCTATCGCGTGCGCAACATGCTTGGCTATCCATTCATTCCTTATGATCTCAATGGACCAGTGATGAATCTAATTGAGTTGGAAGTAGGGCAAAACTTTGGCTAGTATTGGTCAGGCTTATAGCAAGGTGCGGGGCAAGGTGGCCGAAAAGGCGGCGAGAATTCTTCCTGACACGTGTCGCCTTATTGTTGGAGAAGATGAATATCCCGATACGCCGTGTAGGTTCGGCGGCACCTCCGGCAACATTGACGGAGCGCCTTACAAGATTCGATTTGCATGGGGCAGTCCGGCGATAACTGGTGCCGCAGTGGTGATCGATGCCGTAGAAGGACGCCCGCAGATCACATTGCAGTTAGTGGCCCCGTCTGATTCTTCAACTGCGATTTGGCAGGAGTGGCAAGCTACTTCTAGCCCAGCTTCCGGGAGAGCAGATGTCGGGTTTTAACGTCAAAGGTGAACGAAGGCTCTTTGAGGCGATCGATAGGCTTACTGAGGTAATCAGTGATCAGCGAGAGCGCGGCTGGCAGGAGAACGTTGACATTAGACTCGACAACCAGCGGCGCCACATGGACTCAGAAGCATCTGGCGGCTGGACACCGCTTAACGACGAGTATCGATTACGAAAGATTGAGGAAGTTGGCACCTTGCCGATTCTTCAATACTCGACGCGTATGTACCGCTCTTTAACCGAGGAAGGCGCATCGGATTACATCCGTGAAGAAAGTGCAGACAGCTTGAAAGTAGGCACAAGTGATTTCAAGGCTCGGATGCATCACGAAGGGCGCGGGCGATTGCCAAGACGCGAGGTCATCGCGATAACCGACGCAGAAGGTCGTCAGCATTTTGAAGTGATAAAAGAGGACTACGCCGGTATTGCACGCAGTATCGGATTTAAGGTGATCTGATGGCGGAGAACGGGCCGTGGAATTCAGAGATAACACAGCAGTTTATTCAGCCATTAGTTGGCAATTTGATTGCCGTTCTACAAGCAGGCGAGGCCGATGTTCATGCCGAGGTAAATGACGGCAATCCGATGACGCCCTACAAGAGATGGCGTCGCGGTAGATGGATATGGATAGATAACGTAAGTTACCCGGCTTGTAGCGTAATACCTCGCAGAAGTCGAACGCGGAAAGATGAAGATGGCCGAAGCATTCAGGAAACACACGACATTGAAATCTTTATCGAAGCCGTGGGCAGTAATCCTGACGATCTCGTTGATTCGGTGATGAAAAGAATGCAAGCAGCGCACATAATTATCGAACGCGCGACCTTGGGCGCTTTGTTTAATGGATTCACGCCCTCAAACAGACAGCTACCTTATTGGGATATCGATCACGATTATGCGGCCTTCTTTAACGAGGGCAAGTCAACCTACAAGCAGAACGGAAGTTTGATCATTACGTTCACCGGACTGATGGAGAAAACCTAATGGCGACAGACGAAACCAAAGTTATAAAACCAGTCGTAAAGAAGCGTGAGGCGGGCTTTAGCGCCGAAGGCAAGGCGTTTCCCGGCGTAGATCCCGACACCGGCGAGCGCAAGGCGGTGACGTGGCACGGGTTGCGCGCGGAGTTTGGGGAACGGATAGGAGCGCGTCTCTATAATGCTCTCGCCGTGGCTGCTTTCGGCGGAGTGCAGCCTGGAAAACCGGATCTCTCTATCGTTACAACCGAACTGTTCCGGGCTCGTTTGAGAAACACGCAGGGCGAATTCATTGAGACCGAGGAAGCGTATGAGAAAGTGCGGGAAAAGTTTATGGCACGCGCAGAGAAAGTAAAAAAGATCTTGGCAGACGCGGAAGCCGAGTCCGCGAAGGAGAATAACTAATGGCAGGCGTAGCTGATGGCTGGGCAATAGGCGAACTCCATCGCGGGTTCGCAAAGATGGTTATTAAACTCGCCATACCGGCGGTTGATGGCGTCATGGCGATTGACTTCGCCACCAAGATGCCGGATTCCACGGCTAACCCGAGCGCGATCCATATCGGCTACACCAACGAAGGATGGGACTTTGCCACAACGCCGACCTTCGATGCGATTCGCGTTGACGAAGAAGAAGATGCAGTGTCTGACTTCATCACGGAGAATGAGGCCACATTTTCAGGTGCCATGCGTCAGGTGCGAAACCTGTCAAAACTTTCTGCAATGCTGCCTGGATCGGTCTATACAGCACCAACAGGTACGCCAACACAGATTGAAAAAGTGACGGGTGGCGGATTGCAAACGTTTGACTATTTCTGTGCCGCGGCGATCTTCCCGGATGACGATGATGATGCCGTGGTCTGGTGGATAATGCTCTACCGCTGCCTGAATCGTGGGGGACTAACCATCGGACTTGGCCGCACAAAAGACGCCGCAGCTACGGTAACGCTTACCGGACGCGCGGTATCAGGCCGCACTGCCGGAGATCGCACCTACGCGATTGTTCGGGCTGAGGACGTGACACCGTAACCTTTAGACTTTAATTTCTAACAACCAGTGCCGTCGGCGCTCTCAAAAAGAGAGTTTGCTTGGCGGCACTTTCCATTTAGGAGACAAAAATGACGGAACAATTGAAAGTAACCAGTCCGGAAGAGTATGCAGAGAAGGCTCGCCAGGCAAACGTTAGCGAGTCGGCGGGATTCCTTCACAAGCTAAAGAAGACGGGCGCAGTGGTGCGTCTTCGTCACGTGGACATGGAAGCGCTGGCGGTAGTCGGTGCCCTGCCAATGTCGCTTGTCAGGGCAGCCACAGGGGACATTGAAGAAGTCAACCGAAAGATCGAAGCCGCAAAGAAGAAAATGCCGTCGCCAGAAGAGATCGAGGAAGGCAACAGTAACCTGATCTTTATCAGGCAAATGGTAGTTGAGAATTGCCTTGAGCCCACGATCCGCTACTTCGAAGGCGTTGGAGTCTTCTTTGTCAATAAGGAAGGAAAACAAGTTTCGCGTGTGGACAAAGATGACTTCATGGAAATGTTCGCGGTTATCAGCGGGCAGGAGGGCGTGGATGGTCTAGACTCCTTTCGTAGCCGAGCGGAAAGACGAGCATCTGCTAGTAAGTCTCGCGGCAAGAGACTTCGGTCTGGACCCGTGGGAGTTAATGAAGGGCAACCCGCGTAGGTTTAACTTCGACCTCTCGTGCGCAGCGGTGCTGCAAAAGTACGATCTTGACCGGGACGAATCGGCGCGCAAATTCCACGCGGCAGTAATGGGGGCTGAGTTTAAGGATGATGCTCCAAAGACCGGCAAGCCAATTGCCTCTAACGGGCAAAAGCGCACGATGACCAAAGACGACATCATGCGGAACTACGCAAAAATAGATGGCTGACGCCTTAAGGCTTTTGTTCGAGTTAGACGTGGATTCCCGCTCTGGTACGGCGGGACTGCTACGTTTCCGTAAGGACATTGCCGCCACTATCGAAGCAGCGCGACGCGCGATCACTCAACCATTAAAAACCCTCAACACTGCACCTGCAACTGCCGCAATCAGCAAAGCTTCCGTTGCGACTCAGGAGTTAGCCAATCGCAACGCTCGCGCCGCACAGGCATCGCAGCGACTACAAATTGGTCAACAGCGATTAGCGGTGGCTACTACTCAAGTGACGGCGGCACAGCAGCGAGCCGCCACCGCCATCCAACGCGCCGCCACAGCGCAGACACAGGCAGCAGCGGGTGCCATCCGGGCCTCTACGGCTTTTCAGCGCGCAACTGCGGCGGCAAACAGCTTTGCGCAGTCTTTGAATAGCAACCTGACACGGGCACTTGCATCAGTGCAATCAGGCTTGCGCAGCTTGGGCTCAGGACTTCAGTCAATCGGGCGCACACTTACAGTCGGTATCACGGCTCCGATACTTGCCCTCGGAGCGGCATCACTTAAGAGCGCGAAAGATCTCGATGCGAATGTAAACACCTTGAAAGCGTTTACAGGCAGTGCGGCAGCGGCAGAAGTACGTCTGGCCCAACTGATCAAGACTGCACGAGGGACACCCGGTCTTACAACGACCCTTGCCTTAACTCTTGATGCTCAACTGCGCATCGCACAGACCACACAACAAACTATCGATCGAGTTTTGCCAGCCATAGGGAGACTGAATGCTGTTTCAAAACTTCCTGATGCAGCAAGGTTCACACAAAACCTTTTGCAACTCGTCACGCAAAACTTTGAAAAGCAAGACTTAAAGGAACTGGTTGGTCAGAGCCCGCTTGCGGGCCAGCTCCTTACCGAGATCTTCAAGGTTGACTCACCGACCAACGCGAAGGCTATCCGAGAGCAGGCGAAGAAACTCGGGCTAACGAGTGTTGACGCGTTCTTTAATGCCTTTGCAGACGCAGCCGCAAGGAATCAAGGATTAGCAACTGTAACGGAGTCGATCGGTACGCGATTTGACAAAGTAGTAGACCGCGTGACGGTAGCCTTGCGCCCGCTTGGCCTGGCGATTCTGAAGGCCATAGAGCCTTTTGTGGAACCTGTTGCAAGGCTAATTGAGCGCATTGGTGCTGCCTTTGATTCTCTTTCCGAACCAGTTAAGACAGCCATCATCGTGATTGCGGGAATAGCAGCGGCTGCTGGTCCTGTTTTGTTTGTATTGGGTGGCTTGGCAACTGGAATCACCGCGGTGGTTTCCGCTATCGGGACTATCGCGGCGGCGGTCGCGGCGGTTGGCCTTCCGGCGATCGCTGCCGCCGTCGGCGGAATTATCATCCTCATAACAGAATGGGCTGTGATTCTCGGCGCGTTGGGACTTGCTTGGCAGAAAAACTTTCTCGGCATTCGCGATTTGGTGTCTGAGGCGGGCTCTGCCGTGTTCGAGGCGTTCACTCGCATCAAGGCGATCATTGATGAAGCAACACAGCGAATCCTGCCAACGCTGCAATCAATTACAACGAAGGTTTTAGGAATTATCACATTGGTTTGGGAGAGGTACGGAAAAGTAGTTGTTGCCGTTGTCGGAACAGCCTTCAGGTTTATCTTATCCGTTACAGAAAACTTCCTAAAGAACTTCACGGACTTTGTTGATCTTGTTTTGAAGTTGGTAGACGGTGACTGGAAAGGCGCGTGGTCAGCGTTTTCACGAATCGTTATCCGAGCGGTTGAACAGGTTGAGTTCGTCTTAGTGAGGCTGAATGCGATTGTCTTGACCGCCTTACTTAAGCTGAATCAGGCCATAGTCCGCGGGGCTGTCAACTTCGCTATAGCCGCTGAAATACTGGCAGCGAAGTTTATCGCGGCTTTCGTGTCTGCCCTGTTAAAAGCGGATAGAGCCATTCGGGATGCGCTGATTGATGCGTTGATCTTAGCCGTGAAGGGAATGGACGTCACAACCATTGGCGCAGTAATGGTAGGAAAACTCCTAGCGGCAATGCGGAAGGCTGCCGCACAGGGCGTCACCGTGCCGATTGAGTTTGTTCCTCAGGATAACCTCCAGCGTATAGAGCTGAATCCGGATGGCTCGATAAAAACAAAGAAGACGCCGCCTCCGGGTGGTGGCGCGGGTGGAAAGGACAAGGGAGCCGACGCGGAGACGAAGCGCCGCATACGTCTGCTTGAACTTGAAGCAGAGCGAACTGAGGCGATCAATCGACAGAACATCGAAGCTGAGCGGCTGAGATTCGAACTGAAAGAAAAATCGCTTAAGCAAGTCACGGAAGACGAGATCAGGCTTGAGCAGGAAATCTTAGAAAAGAAGAGAAAGATTTTCGCTGCGGAGTTGATAGAAGCTCAGAAACTTGGCAAGGGGCGGGAGTTAGCAGAAAAGGAAATCAATCTCAAGTCGCTACAGGCTGAGATTGAGTTTCACAACAAGGTAAACCAGCTTCGAGTTAATCAACGTAAGGAAGAGGAACGGGCAGCGATTGAGCATCGGCAGAAGCTCCTTGATATCCAAGAAAGAGGTGAGGCTCGCGAGATAGCCCGTCTTGAGGAACTATCCAAAACCGGGCGGATTACCGCGTTTGAGCGTGAAAGGCGTGTTGCTGAAATCGAAGCTGATGCTCGCAGACGCCGCCGAGGCGAACTTGAAAAGCAACTGGAGGAAACCAAAGAAAACAAGGAAGAGCGCGGACGAATTCAGGACGAGTTAGCGCAGTTTGATGAAGAGTCCGCCGAAGCCACCGAGGAAGCCGAGCGCAGGAAGCGTGAGGCACTGCAAGAAACTGTTAGAGCTTTCAACAGCTACAAGCGAGCAATCACCGATGCAATCGCAGAGACTAACGCCGCAATCAGAGATGTCGTTCGCATTGCCCTAGAGCGGCCCGAAGCGGCTTTCAATCTTGGGCGACAACGGATAATCAAAGCGCAATTCAAACTACGACAACGGGAACTCGCAGAAGATCGCAAAGCCGCACAACAGAGGATAGACGCTCAAGAGCAAGATGCGATAGACCAAGCGAAATTAACAGGCGACTTTGAAAAACGACAGTTCGAGATCGAAGAAACGTTCCGGAGGAGACGATTAGCCGCTGATCGACAGTTCAACGCGGAACGCCGTGCGCTTCAAGAGGAGGAGCAGAGAGAACTTGAACGGGCTAATCCCAATTCCACTCGTTCACTTTTTGGCGATACGTTCGCGGATGCCGCCAACGCCATTCGAGAGGCCGCACGGTCAGCAGGGGAGGCAGTATCAAGCCTGACCGTTATCCTCGGGAGCTTCGGTGCCGCAGCCGCAGAACACTTCGCTAACGCTTCAGCGCAGGCTGGCAATTTCATCTCCACGTTACTCGAAGGCATTGACAATATAGTCGCGGGGTTAGGCGACATGCTTGCGAATTGGGTACTCTTGGGCGAGACCGGTGCTGCGGCATTCCGGAAACTGATCGCTTCGACGCTTGCCTACTACGCACGAACCTTTCTTATCAAGGCACTCGACAATATAGGTGAAGGATTCTCAAACCTTGCGAAGGCGAGTGCGGCAGCCGCTTCGGGTAATTTGGTCTCCGCTGCGCTCTATAAAGCAGCCGCCGTGCAGAACTTTATCTCTGCGGCTAAATACGGAATTGCGAGTGCCGCCACAGCCGTTGCGGGGCGTTTCGCGGCGGGCGACTCGTTTAAGCAAAAAGATACAGCAAGGCGCGCAGTTAACGGAGGGGAAGACGCAGAACCGAGGAATCGTACCTTTAACTTTGGCGGAGGCGGGCCAGTCGAATCATCTTCACAGGCCACTCGAGATGGATCAGGTGGTGTCCTTGGCCGTTTGGTTGGGCGGATAGAATCCTTACAACAACAGAATCTTGAACTCCAGCGTCAGCAGCAGTTACAGAACGCGCAAGTTGCCCAAGCACTGACGAAATTTAATACCGCTAGCCCTGGTGATGTGGTGACAATGGGAGCGCAACAACGTCCCGACTCGATAGGAGTAGCTGTTATTGATCACTCAAATTCAAGTGGAGACTTCAACGAAAAACTACAACGCAATTTGGGGTTTGCCTAAATGTTACCTACTGGATACAGCCAGTTGATCTATAGAGGCCACTTCCACGTCACGGAAGAATTAGACTACTCGGGTTCAATTCTCTCTGCGGGTATGGGCTGGGGCTATCAGGACGCGGATACGTTTTTCCCGCCGTTGCGCAATTGCTCGCTCTCCTACCCAACACTGCATCGTGACGCGATGATCGAAGTCGAGGAAGATGTTTTCAAGAATCGACTTGATTACTTATGGGACTTTTACGAGGCGCGTAAAACGGCTGCAAACGAACCGTTTTTGATGAAGTCTCCAAAGGATGGTAAGTGGTTTTTATGGCGCTTTGCAGATGACAAGCTTACCTACGAGCTGCTTGATCTCTACATGGCATCGAGCGGCGTCAAGTTAGAACAAGCCAATGTACGGGGCGTGACTCCCGACAACGCGGACGGTTCGTTTGATGAGGAGGAAGTATGAGTTGGCTAACACCGGAAGAAGCAATTCGCAGTGCCTTTGAATATCGCTGGCGCGGGAGTAAGTCTAAAGAACCAATCCTGTTTACTGATTTCGATGTCAACAATTTGCGCGTTGTCCAAGTATCGCCGGGAGACTGGGATGACGTTGGAACGTGGCACGCGTTGGAGCGTCCGATGACTGATGCCGAGTTTAGCGCTATTAACTCATATATCCGAGACTCGCGCGGAACGATGGCGCTTGGCGAAGAGGTAATGCAAGAACAGGGACGGCCTGTAAGAGTGCGTGGTTACATCAAGCGGTGTTATCAAGGGGGCCACGGCTGGAACGCGACTCTTGACCTTGATGAAGTGCGCAGGGAACTCAATTCTGTGTCATATAACGCAGATGGGAGCTTTAATGAGGAAGAGTGAGTTTACAAGACGGCAGGAGTCCGCACCGTGGGATCAGCATCAAGTGCTTGCTTCAAAGCTCGGATGTTATGGGCGGCTTGGGCGGGGTCCGTCTCGATTATTTGCGCGGCCTCTTCATATGCGCGTAAAAGGAGCGAATACGCGAACTCTTCATATAGACGCGAAGTCTCAGCCCCTTGCGCTTGAGCCACGGAAACGAGATTCGCCAAGCCGGCACAATTTTGCTTTATCTCTTCATTCGTCATGCGCCCTGATTATAGCCGATGCCTGAGCATTCAGCACCAGTTCTTGAGAAGATTTCCGATCTGCAAGCCCTTCCCGCAGGTGAGCGTAGGCCCGCTGAAATAGTGGCTATCTACTGGCCTTCCCCGACAGGCATGAAAGTCTACGCCTCGGCTATGTACACCGAGCATCCGTGGTGGCCTGACCTTGCAGCGGCCATCGAAGCGGAGTTTGGCGATGAGATCCCGATCACCCTCACGCTAATTCCTGACGGACGCTCATCTTTTAATGACTTACCACGCACGGCTTCTGTTTCTGACGATTCAATCAGCCTTACATTCTCCGATTTGGATGACGAATTCTCTGATTTGTTGATGACTTACGGAGAAGGCATTCGCGTGGAAATTTTCGGATATTGGCCGGGAGTTGATCTCCTTCTCAGCATGTGGCGCGGCATCCTCTCTGCCCCAAAGGAAATGAACCGCTCACAGGTGAAGGTATCGGCGGTTGCTGGCTGGCGCTCGCCTCAGATGCTTGTGCCGCGGCGTCCGCACGCGACGTCTTGTACGTTTATCTTTGGCGCTCACTACGCAACACAAGCCGAGATAGATCAGGCGAAAGGATGTCCCTATAATGCCCACCTGACGGAACTGGAACGCGGCGGCGCACCTCTCATTGGCGTTCCCGGTTTTACTGACTGCCCGCGCCGTGTGAAGGCGGATTGTTCCGAGCGCCTGACGGAACCTGACACGGCAACTCCTACAGAGAACTTTTGGCCAGGCTTCGAAACGCGCGCCGATCCAATTCCAAACAACCAGACCAAAGGCCCAAATTTACTTGCCAGATCCTATGGCAACGAATCGAACTTAAACGATCCAATTCGTGTGATTGCCGGTGAGCGTTATATCAAGGCACTCAACTTACTCGCCTTTCGCAACGAAACGGATACGAACCATCCAGAAGACGGATTTGGTGCCGCACTTTTTGAGGTAGCCGAAGGTCCACTCTTGGCTATGTGGGAATTCCGTATCAACGGGGAGCTGGTCGGGGCTGAACACTTTCAAATCCGCTTGGGCGAGTTAGGGCAGAGTCCTTCGGATTGGTCCCCGGATGTTAATAGTTACTCAGGCACGGCTCACTGTTACGGACGCATTCAGGGCGAGTTTGACAACGCAACGGCCTCAGACTACTCAGGCAGTATTCGCGCACTCGGAGCAAAGGATGTTCGTGTCTACTCCGATCCAAACACGTTTATTGAAGCCTACAGCACCAACCGCGCTTGGTGGCTGTTACACATACTCGCGCATCTCCGATGGGGCTACGGGCAAGACTATCCGCGATACGACATTCAGAGCGTCATCGACACCGCGGCGTGGTGCGACGAAACCGTATCGGTTGCAGATCCAAACGGCAATGCCTTCTCAGGCATCCGCTCTACTTTCAATGCGGAAGTGACCGCTCGCGCTATTCAGCAACAGGTTAAAGATATCTGCACTGCGGGACGGATCGGGCTGCCTTTCGAGTTCAATGGCAAGGATGTCTTTGTGCCGCTCAGGGCAGAAGACACTAGCGATCCCGACATCCCAGCATTCACTGATGAAGGCCCGACTCGTAACATTGTGTACTCGGGCGCAGGGTCATCCCTTGATTGGAATTATATTTCGGATGACACACTCACAAACCAGTGGACAGTTAACTTCGAAGATGCCTCAAACAGTGGAGTTGACACGCAGTTAGTTTTTGGCGATCAGCCACAACAATTAAGAGCAGGCAGGGCATGGGGCGATCGCTCCAAGCGAGTTCTAAACAAGTCGCAGTCCGCTTTTGGCATCACTAACTTAGACGAGGCTGCGCGATTCGGCCTGTCACTTTTGTTTCTTGGGCCATTGGACTCAGGTGGCATTCTCAACCCGTGGAGCGTGAAATTCTCCACCTGGTACACACACGCTTTCCGCGTTCAAAACTACAAGCTGATTCGCGTTCAGAATTCAAAACTCCAGTCAAAGATAGCTGCTTACTTCACATCTCGCGGCTTGAGTCCTTACCCCAGCGCTGACTACACCTATTTCCGTGTGATGAAGTACACCCGAAAAGGCAATCTCCAAGTCGATATCGAAGCGCAACTCTATGCTACCTTTGAAGAGGTTCCGTACACGCCAACCTGTGAGACTTCCCTGCTTGCTCCGGTCGTATGGGGCGAATTCAGTAATATCGAAGAGACCGATGATGGGGAACTCATACGCGATGGTGGTACGCCTGGTACTAATGACTCATGGGCGCGAAGCGAATTCCTAGTTGATGGCACATCGTGTGCGCGATGGGAAATTCGAACCTACTTTGATCGCGCGGAAACCAACAACGACATCTATTTCGTGATCGAGGATGAGTTAGGCGGGGCAAATAAGTACGGCTGGCATTTGACGAATGAAACAGTTGACTTCCGAATGGGCGCGCGCCACGGCGTAACACAGGATTTTGAAGTTTATTACGGACCACAGGGCGTTGATGACCTTAATCAAGTTGGTTACAACGTTGGCTTCCGCTTCGGGATTCACTACGACAATGGCACGGTAACGCTCTACAGAAATCAGCAATGGGCCACGAACACTGACAACCTCGTGGAGCCTTCGTCCTTTTCAGGTCTTGACACTACGAAGCAGTGGCGTCTGCGCGTCTTCGTTTTCTCGGCCTCGGGAGTTGCAACGCCAGCATTTGAGACGAATGGAAGTCTTGTGGGCGGCATTGGAGCACCGCGGGACTTTCGCGCCACAGTGAACGCAGCGACAGGGCTGGTGCAACTCTCATGGTCCCCGCCGTTGATAGGGCCAGAACTTGTGACCGGCTATCACATTCGGCAAGGCGTTACAACGATCATGGCTCCTGCGCTCGTTTACAACTACTCCCTCACACTCGCACCGGGAACGTATACCTATCGAGTGCGAGGCGAAGGTGATGGCCCTATCTTTGGTGCCAATGCTTATGTGACGTTTACAGTACCGGAGGCACCAACCACTGGCACAGACCTCTTCGTGATTGATGACTTAACGCTTGAAAGTGTTTTTGATGACCTGACTATTGAGCAGGTAACGGTATAAATTTATGGGACAATTGCACTCACTCTTAACAGCAAACCATCGGCAATACGCAGCCATCTACGCGGACGCAACCGCAAGACTTGCAGCAACTGGATTCATCCGCGCGCTCGGGGGAGGGATAGTCGCGTTCACTGCGGATGATCTCTATAAGAACGTTCTCCAACTCAGTGATAACACTGAATGGGTATTAATTGACGAGTCGCCGATCACTTGGGCTCAGGTCGGAGGCGCTGGCTTGGGTGGCCCACCGTCAGGATCGGCGGGCGGTGCGCTCAGTGGCGCTTACCCAAATCCATCTGTGAAGGTGAGTATCTGCATTGCGTGCAGCGATGAATCCACGGCACTAACCACAGGCACGGCTAAGGTTACGTTCCGAATGCCTCACGCAATGACACTCACGGCAGTCCGTGCTTCACTGAGTACAGCCCAAACGTCAGGATCTATTTTCACGGTGGATGTTAACGAAGGCGGCACAACTATTCTCTCTACAAAGATCACGATCGACAATACAGAGAAGACGAGCACAACGGCGGCAACCGGACCGGTGGTTTCCGATGATTTGCTTGCTGACGATGCTGAAATCACCATTGATATTGATCAAGTAGGCGACGGAACGGCGAAGGGATTGAAGGTCTGTCTAATTGGTACACGAGCATGAGTTTTATAATCAACCCTTATGTCTTCACATCGGCTCCCAGTCTTACTCAACCGGAAGTCGAATTTGATGGCCCGAGTTTGCTTGGCGCAGATAATTCCAGTATTAGCCAATGGGATGACACATCGGGAAATGCCCGACACGCAACCCAGGGTGACGGCTCTTTGCAGCCTACTGTGCAAACGAACGAGTTGAACAGCCTTCAGGTTGCTCGATTTGTCCCGGTCGATCACTTGAATTGGTCCGGCAACGCCGCTAGTAACATCTTTACCGTAATAGCCGTTATCAAACAGACTGGAGGTAGCGCTTCCACTCGTGCCATTATCAGCGCAGCTAGCGGACTAGGTGAAGGTGATATCCCTACCATCTGGCTTAGTTCGAATAAAATTGAACTTGTCAGGACAGATATCGCCATTCTTGCAACGTCAACTACATCTCTCAACACCACTAACTTTTACACTATCGGCGTCACCTACAACGGCACGACTGGGGCTTATGCGTTCTACTTGAATGGTAGCGCAGACGGATCGGGAACGGCTGGGACGGCAACATTCGCGCACTTCTCACGGATAGGCGCAAGAAACGGGAACCAAAGCTCGTTCGATGGTGATATAGCCTACGTTGGACTATGGAATAGCGTATTATCGGGCGGGGAGTTGACAACCAGATTTGATGATCTGCGAACAGTATGGGCGCATTACTAATGAGCGGTCAACAACCTGTGTTACACTGCTTTTTACTAGTTTGACCCCATAAGGAGCATCAATGGCTTCGTTTATGACCAACAAGGCAGTAAGTCAGGCGCTAACTGACTTCGTTGCCGCACACAGCTTCAAGATCATGCTGTGCACATCGGCCTACACGCCCAACAACGATGATGACTTTGTGGACACAGGTGGCGCAGGCGATGCGGAATCAGCGGAAATCACAGCAACCAATTACGCGCGAGGGTGGGGCGGTGCAGGCCGCAAGTCTGTAACACTTACAGTTACAGAACAGGACGCAAGCAATCGCGCTGTCATTAAAATTACCAGTCCTACATGGACCGCACTCGGTGGCGCGGTCAATGACATTGCTATTACAGCAGTCTTAATTATCGAAGGCGGCGCCAACGATACTACCAGCATCATTGTGGCGGCTTTTGACTATACGACTACGCCGATACAGACCAACGGCTCAGATGTCACTTTAACAATGGATGCGACGGACGGGAATATCCGATTTACAACCTAATTAATACAAAGAAAAGAGATCTTTAATCGTGGCAACTCGTTTTTACCTACCCTCAACAGGCGCAGCACCGGTCAATCCTGCATTTAATACCAGTTGGGATGAATCGGCCTCAGCAGATCGTCTTAAATGCGTTGTTACGAAGATTAATTCGGCAATGGCAGATAAGACTGTCGCCAAAGGGACGGGAGCAACGCGCGCTCTAGTCCGCCAATACGTGAGTGACCCGATAGCAGCGCAGACCATTCACGGTACGGCTACTTCGTCAATCAAGGGACAGGTACGCTGTTTAGAGAGCGCCGCTAATGACAATCTGGATCTAGTGCCTTGTTGTATTCGGATAGTCTCGAACGATGGCAGCACTTACCGTTCACCGGATCATCTAGCACTCGGCGATTACGCATCCGCTTTAGAGTTCGCGACTTCGCTTACGAATCGAAAGATTGCTGACGGAGATCCCAGTTCTGCCGTGAACGCTTCACAGGGAGATAGACTGGTTATTGAGATAGGAGAAAAGAACTCAGCAACCGGATCGAGTGTTTCCGGCTCATTTAACTTTGGCGACAACTCGGGGACAGATCTACCGGAAGACACAACTACCACGGCAGCCAATAACCCTTGGATTGAATTACAAAATGATATTGCATTCGTAGGTGATGCGACACTTGGGCCGTGGAGCGACAATCTAAACGCTCAGCAAGCCCCCCTCAAGTCGTTAAAAAGACTGAGCCAAACGGTTACGGCAGGAAGTATTAGCGGCGGCCAGGTTGGTGCCAGCACTGTCAACGACCGCGATGGTCAGAAATTTACCGCTGATGCGGATGGCAAGTTGGTAAGGGTTCTCTTTTGGGTAGCGTCTTCGGGTAGTCCCACGGACAGCATTGTTTGTAAGCTCTACGATGATAACGCCGGTGTTCCGGGGAACTTGTTGGCTACCTCGCTGCCTATTGCTGGTCCAGCTGTCGGGAGTAATCAATTTCCCAAGCCCTTTGAGTTCCCGGTTTCTTACAGCCTGGTTAATGGAAATGTCTACTATGCGGTTCTGAATCGCACCGGCAGCGTTGACGGGACAAACTTCTATACTCTAGATGGAACTAATACCAACCCTTATGCCGGTGGGCATCACGTCCGATTTTCAAGCGGTGCATGGGTGAGCCATACCGGTGAAGATCTCTCGTTTCATATAGAGCAGGAAACTAACAATTGGTATAAATTTGAGATTGATCGAGACAACTCCAAACTACAATGTTTTCGCTCAACTGACGCTGGTACTAACTGGACTGAGCAAGACGGATCGAACGCTCCAGCTTTAGCGAATGCCTTGGGCCGATATACCTGTGCAGTCCAGCGGCGCGGTTCTCAGTTCTATGTTGTTGTTCCCGGAACGATTGAGTCCATAAAGAAGACTTTCCCATTTGCGACTTCCTCGAATACCTGGGGATCAGCTACTACCACAACTTTTTCTCAGGGAGGCATTGGCGGCGGTGAGATCCAGTTCGGCAATAACGTTGGGGACGTATGTCCGGTATTTCATAACTACCGAGAGTTCAGTTCGGTCACTGATGCCACTAAGGACTTCTCGGTTTTTCAATCTGATAAAGAACTGGTGAGCGGTTCTCGGTTCCGTCGTATTCGTACTCAGTTTGGCACGAGCGTCGCGTATCTGACGGGATCAACAACCTCCGTTCATTACGACAATCGAGCGATGGTTACTGATTGGCGAGACTGGTCCTATTTCTTCTATACAAAATCCGACTCAACCCAAATCCAGGTTGCGACCCTCGCTTACGACTCAACTACTGTAACCGTTGTCGGTGGTCTAAGCGTCTCAGCGGTAGACCAGGCTGCTAAGTATCCACTAGGCCAAGGCTGCCACTTCTGGCGGGATAGTGTCAATTATGTCGCCATACCTTACGTAGACGGAAGCAACGTTAAGGTTCTTTACTGTGAGTCCGGCTCGGCGTCAAACACGGCGAGCAATTGGCAGAGTTCAACCGCCACATCAATTGCGGCAGAGTCCAGCACGTCAAACCCAGGATTTCTTGCTGCCGATAATGAACAGGGTGGCAAGCTATTCTTATTCTTCGTGGATGACTCGACCGGTGATCTCAAGTGGGTTCACGACACCGGCTCTTTTACATGGAGCGAACCAGAGATTTTCTACAGCGGGAGTGATGTTACTGGATGCGCGGGTTCGCTATCTGATGGGGTGGTGGGAATGCTTCTGAGAGATTCGAGTACGCTCGAATTGATCTTCAAAACTTTCGAGGTTTTTTTTTGAAAGTTGACTACGCTGCCGGGACCTACGAGACGATCAAGGATTTTGGGGTAGCGGGTTTGGTTCTTTACCGACTAATCTTCGATGTTGATGAATTAGCCGGAACCATTTATCAGGCCGAGGTTTACACAAGGGAGACTGAGACCGATGGATGGTGGGACATTGGGGGCAGCGGAGCAGAAGCAGCCAACTCAGACAGCAGATTTACCGTTGAACGCTATCGCTACGTGAAAGTAAGCGGAACATTCTCCGGTGGTGAGTTTGCTGCTGGAGTAATCGGCTTCGCGGTTTAATAAATGTGGGCGTTCCAGTACCTCAGGACGAAGCGGTAACGAATCCCGGCGGCACGGGCACCACAATAACGCCTACAATTTCCACACACACCGAAGACGATCTTCTCATTATTCAAGTCGGCTGGAAAGGCAATCAGGCCCCTACTGTTTTAACAGGTTGGAATAACTGGTTTACGACCACCACTGGCACGGCAACCACCGGCGTAGGTCAGGGAGTGTGGTGGCGTCGCGTCAACCCCTCAGAGACAGTTACCAGTCCGACTCTGACTTTGGGAGCCACAGCCGTAGAGCGCATCGCGATCTGTTACACAGTTCGCGGAGCGGACATTGATAATCCAGCCAATACCTTTTATCAGCGTCAGCAAACTGTGGGTAACTCAACCAGCCCCGCGCCCCCGTCGATAACCACGGCAGCCCCGAATTATCTGCTCCTACACTTGGTTAGTTGTCGCGGCAACACTAGCGTTACTGAGCCATCGGGTTATACTGAGCAGCAGGATGCGGCGGTTAGTTCGACCATCGCGGTTGAGGGCTCAACTAAGACGCAGGCAAATGCTGCAACCGTCATAAGTCAGACCGCGGCAATCTCATCTAATCGCTGGGTGGCCGCGATTATTGCCATCCCTTCACCTGACTATCCGTATTTCAGAGCACAAACAAGCATTACCGCCACTGCAACCTCAGTGACCGGCACCCTGCCAACGGGAACCACTGCGGCGGATCTCTACGGACGCAAAGACTTGATTGTAGCCACCGTAGAAGCCGCTGGTACTGCGCCAAGTCCGAACACCGGGGCTGACTGGACGGAAATTGCAACATGGAGCACTACGACTTCCGGAGGAGCAACTACTGTTCGCCAGTACTGGGCCTTGTACGATGGCTCAATCGATCTTCAGTTCAACCGCTCCGGCAGTGGTGAAATCTCACTTAATCTAAGCACGTATCGCAATCCGCACCAAACTACCCCGATTGGTAATGTAAACGTTCGGCAAAACGCATCATCAACCACTTCGACTTGGGATGCGCTGACTCGCGCAGCCTCAAAGTCCACGGTTATAGCAATGTGCATTGCCGATGGTACCCCGACTTACTCACCGCCCGCTGGATGGACGGAGCGCGAAGACGGATTAGGCATGACTGGAGCCGATCAGATATTTGAAGATGTTGGGAGTGCGGCATCAGCATCGTTTACACTCTCAACGGCAAGTCCGACAGTGGCCGGCTTAGTGGAAGTGAGAAGTCATGCTGGAGTGGCCCCAAGTGTGGAGACGGAATTAATCGGCAGGCCTTACGGGTATGCGGGCGACATACAAATGCGGCAACTGTTAGCACAGTAAGGAGGCAATGAATGGGCAAGCGAACGGTTTTAGGAGCAGAGGAATTCGACCTCGGCACCGGCAACGTGCTAGTGGCGTTTCAGACAGCGGCAGCGGGCAGCAACGGATCGAACATCTTCGTCACGCGCATAGAGATCTTTCAGAATGGCACTACGACGCTTGAGCAAGTGCGTGGTGAGTGCGCGACACGTGACACGGCTGGTACGCTGACTATGACCTCAACTACTCCGCGCGTCTATCGACCGCTCGGCGCGGCGGCATCCGGACTGTCAGGCAACACCGCTCCGGCTGGCGGCACTGGTCGATCAGGTACTAATTCATCCGCTGATTCTGGCGGCACCTATACCAGCATATTCCCGTTTAACTTCGCCAACTTGAACGGCTATTTATTCAAACCCGATCCGACCGAGGAAATATGGGTGCCGCCTTCAACGCTCTTTACCGTTCGCTTGACCGCTACGCCTACCAGCGCTCTCGATTGGGGCATCTCAATTTGGTTGGATGAGAACTAAATGGCTATCTGGCGACAACCTGCCCGAGCGCAGCAGCCGCTTAAAAACACTGCGACTCTAATCCCGCAGCCGCGTTCGTTTGTCGCTGCTGTAGCCACTCTCAGTGTCTCTGCCGTTTTACCAGCTCGAACGTTGGGCGCATTGGCGAGCACTGCCCCTATAGCATCGGTCGTCAGCAGTGCCAGCCTTCCCGCGCTCATGGTTGGATCGCTTAGTGCTACCGTTCCGACAATCAGCACTTCAATCACGGCAACCACGCCTGATGTAACGCTTGGCGCACGCACGTTTACCTCACCAGCGGCATTATCATCGGTATCGGTAGTTGGTCCATCTATCAGCTTAAACGCGCTCTCAATTGCTGCGCCCGTCGCGCCGATCACCATCAGCGTTATAAAACCGTCAATTACCATTGAAATTGCCGTGCCCGTGGTGGCGGTCAGTGTTAGCGCTCTTATTCCACAGGTCACGCCTGGATCGGTAAGTGAAAGTGTACCTGTGGCGGCGGTGGCGAGTAGCACTGTCGCTCCGTCCGTCACCTTAGGCGCTACAGCGTTACCGGTTCCATCAGCCTTGGTGCCAGTCGGTGCTATTACGCCATCACTGATTCTAAGCGCCATAACCGTAAATACCCCCATCGCCTCGATTGCCGTTTCATCTACCAGTGCCACCGTTTCTCTTGGTCCACTTGAACTAGCCGCACCTGTTTCTTCAATTGCAATACAGGCGATTAGTCCAAGTATTGCGATCGATGTCCTTGGTCTTGCGGCGCCAGTTGCGACTGTCAGCATTAGCGTTGCATTACCGATATTAAGCGCTGACGGGATATTTGGCGTTGAGGTAGCGTCGGTTATGGCGACCGTGACGCAACCGGTTGTCGCACCTGGCGCGCTGATTCTTAATGCGCCTTCGCTCACGGTGGGCACGCAGGCTGTAATTGCAAACGTGACACTTGCTGGACGGTCGCTTTTAACCCCCGTTTGCACCGTGGCGACATCAGTGGGAGTCCCTGACGTTACAGGCGGTGAAAGCGGCATTATCGGTGTTCCGGCTGTCACGGTGGCGGTTACAGTTAGCACACCTGTTTTGCGTTCAGGTTTCTCACACCCGAGGCGGACCTACGTGGTACAATCGCTGAATTACACTATCGAAGTAGCCGAGCCTAATAAGAAATGTGTGGTAGCAGCACTTGATCACGAAGTCGAATACGAGGCAGTTTGATGACCATCAGTGACTTAGACCCCAAAGACCCGAACGACGTCATTGACTATTCGATCAATTGGGCACGTTACCTGAATCGTATTGGTGATGAAATCTTATCCAGCTCATGGCCAGTCGTGCCTGACGGCATTACCTTGCAAACCCACACGCATAATGACACGTTGACAACTGCGTGGCTTAGCGGCGGCACTGCTGGTTCGCGTTATAAGCTTACCAATCGCATTGTAACCGTAGGCGGGCGCACGCTCGACAGGTCAATTACCATTAAAGTCAGGGAATTGTAGAAATAGCTTGATTACCTTTGCCCCTGATGAAGCATGGTCCTAGTATCCAATCTCTCGTAAGGGCTATAAATCATGGCTATCAAAACCGACACTGGTACCTATCCTGAAAATCCCAAGTCCATTCAACTGCCTCCAGCAGGCGGGAAGTACATTGACGATCTCGCGGGCGCGGAAGTGCTGCGATTTACGGATGAGCGCGATGGCAATGGCAACAGTCTCAGCACCACGTACTCGGTGTGGCCTACGTTCAACTGCGACAATACCAGAATCTGGATATTCCAGGTCAACGGCTCTTACTATGTCGGCCATCTCAACCCTGTCACGTTGGAACGAGTTGGCCCACTGGAAGAAGTCGTGCCCGCCCGTATTGGCGACAATGCAGGCGCGTTTGTGGATAACGAGACCGCGTTCTGGTCCTATCTCGATCCTGATAAGATCTTTGTGTTGGTCGATTGTCAAATCTGGAGCTATAAGCCTTCCACTAAGCAGCACAGTGTTATAGCCGATCTACGCTCGCAATTCCCCGCTGGGGCAAGGTTCAATCAGTTATACGTCTCGCAGAACGACAATCGATTTGCGGCCATCGTGCGCTCCGGTTCATCCGGCTCCGGTGATTATGGCTTTATGGTCTACGAGAAGTCGTCAAACTCCGTGAAGCTCAAAGTCACGATGGGCGAAATCAACGGCATTCAAATGGGCAAGGAAGGGCGCTATGTGCTCCTCGTTCAAACGGATGAAGCGGGAGGAAAGAACAAGAACTTCATCTACGATGTCGATACAGGCGCGATTGAAATCCTGCTGTCGGACTCCAATGGTAAGCCCGACTATTGCATCGGCCATACCGACGCAGGTTATGACTTCATCACTGGCGGTGATCACTGGCGCGGGGCGCTGACTGCGCGCAAGCTCTCAACTCCGCATGACGTGATAATGGTGTGGCTTTATTCGCCTATGGGCTGGATTAATTTCCATATCTCGCACCGCTGCGACAACGACTCGTGGGCCACGCTCTCCACCTATGGCGGCAGTCTCAGATACGATCCCGCCAGGGACGCGGTCATCAATTTTCCCGATGGGCCGTTTGTACGGGAGATCTTTCAGGTTGGTGTGAAAGCTCCATTCCTTGGGCAAGTGCGGCGTCTGGTTCATGCGCGCTCAAACTGGACGGGAGCCTTCTACTGGACCACTCCGCGTGCTACGGGCAGTAGAGACGGACGGTTCTTGGCGTGGACGCACAACAACAATGGCGACGCGGCAACAGCGCGGACTGACGTCTACGTGGCGCGGATCGAGCCTGCGCCGAGCGAAGGGACAGTGCCAAGTCCGCCAGCTCCGACGCCTGCGCCTGTACCTATACCAACGCCGACTGTTCCACCTATCATCACAATCACTTCTCCCACTGACGGCGCAATTCTCTCGGGGAAGGCGTCTGTAACCGCGGTTATCACAAACACGGAAGGGATCGGGGATGTGTTCCTAGTCGCAGATGAAACTGTAGTTGGAATGGATGTAATTGCGCCCTACGAGTTTCAGTTGGATACGACACAGATGCAGGATGGGCTCCACTCGCTCTGGATACGCGCGTGGCAGTCGGGGAAGGCGGTGGACTCCGCGCGAGTGGCAGTCACCGTGAAGAATGTCGCAGCGCCGCCCGTGGGGCCACCGCCGCCGCCTCCCCCACCGCCGACGATTGCATGCTCAATCTCCGCACCGCAGTCAGTGAATGTGCCGCGCAATAGCACTGGAGTGATTGACATTGAGTTACTAAATCTCACCGCCGCAACCGAAGTCAGGGTCATTGTTCCTGATGGACAATTGACGGTATCGCCTACATCGTGGAATGCGAATCCCAACGACCGCAAAAAGCAATTCAATGTCCGGGTTAAAAAGCAGTCGCGGGAGATTAAGTTTCAGTCGGATTGTGGCGTGGCGGTTGTGAGGGTGAATGTGACTTGAGCAGCGCGATTTTCTCCGCGACAGTCTTCATGCTATCGGCTAGTAAGCTAAACGATTGCGCTGCCTTGCCTGCTTTCGCTGCGAACCTTTTGAGGCCGAACATCATCCGGCGTCTATGCTGTCGTCTTTGATAAGAGTTCATTTCTCTCCCGATCACAGTGACGGCTTAAACGTAGAAGTCTCACGTGTCAAACTCACTGAGATCGCCTGAGCAACCTTTGGCGTCAGATAGACCAAGAACCCAAGTAGGACCAGCAGGGCAATCAAGTGTATAAAGTACTCGCGTAAAGTAAGCATCATGTTCTCCTTTCAGTGCGTTGGGCGAAGTGGCTCAAAGTAATCAATTCTTCAATACGTTCACCCTCCGCTTTATCTGCTAAGCGACGTGAGAACCAGGCGTCAATGGTGCGCTCAATTGCAGCGGCTAACTCTTCGGCCTCTTTGTCGCATTCAGCGTTTTGGAGGGTATCCCACAACTCGCTTGATTGAATGTGGGCATAGGCTAGTTCATGCGCGAGTTCTTTGAGTTGGTTAAGTGTAGTGGCGTTCATGGTCTACCCCTGTTCCTCTCTGCGTTCCAACCACGCGTCGAATAGATCAATGAGTGCGTCAATGTCTTCGTTTTCCAAAGCACCATCCGTGATATTCGACTCCGCAATGGCCCGCTGAAGATCCACCCTCTCAGTGCTGGTTAACATTTTAGTTTCTCCATCCACGCACGAGCGCGTTGGCAGAACTCACCATGTGGCTCCTTGTCATCAGTCAAATCCTTACGGCACCAACAGGGGCCGTGCGTCTCAGGGTAATGCCGATCTGCGGTCTGGCTGAGCACTGCCCGTACTTCCCTAAGCGACAGGTCCACACGATCTGCTAACGCTTTCTCACCCCATCCTGCGCCGGGATACTTATCGCCCTCAGATTCCAACACAAGGCGTTTGGCCTTGCGATTGACCCCGGCATCCATAAACAAGTCGTGAGCGATTGATTGAGACAATTGACTAGCCATTATAGTTCTGCTTCTCTCTGACTTATTCCAGTAATAAGTCGTGCTGCTTGTTCTTTCTGCATCGGTGTTAGGCCAGCGGATTGAAACTTCCACCACATATCATCGAAGTTCGATACTGGTGTGAAGTAGCCAATGTCGCTCTTGATGTCGCCCAAGCACATTAGGATTGCATCTTCAAGACGTATCCCGCGACTGCGAACGTAATGTACGCGATCGCCGAATTCCATTCGGCCAATACCCTGATTCGGTGTAAATCTTAACGTCTCATCCTGCACTAAGTACCACAGATGATCGGGCGCGAGAACTACGTATTCATCAGGGAACAACCATGCCGGACCTCTTTCAGTTTGGATGGTTACTAGAAACTGTCCGTATCGCGTCCATCCCTCTTTCGTGTCAGGAGCCCAATTAGCAAAGTAAGTCTCACCAGGGCGAAGCGTACTATGGGCACCTTCGACGGCTTGTACGCTACCGATGAAAGTCACATAAGCGCCATCTTCGCCAATCAATTGATTGTCTATTGGATCATATCGAAGTAACTCGCGCGAATTGTGGCTGTGAACCGTTAATGCGAAGGCAATTACCTCAGGTGTTAGACGGTTACTATCAGAAGATACGAATCGATTTACAACTCTGCGAAGGCGGCGACTCTCATGTGGCTTCGATAACAGCCGGCCTGTTTTTCTCACCTTGCACGGCTCTCCCGATGATGCACCGCAGATATAGCAGTCAGAAGCGAGCGTGGTCTCATCAGATGAAGGAAGTATCAGTGTATCGTTACGTTGGAATGTCACCGCTAGACCGCCTCTCTCTGACTCTGTACTTCCCCGTCTGCCGTCATGCTAACGATCCCCACTGTTCCGCCATTGCTTCAGCAATTCCTTGAAATGTGCGACTGCGTTCCTTCCATCTCTCAGGAGATGGCGGTAAGTGGTGGAGTCGTTGCGCCTCGGACTTCTTCTCGGGGAGCGCTACGATGTTCGTTGGTGTAAGTGGAGGCAGCCCTTTAAGCCACAGGCACGTTGCCTTAGATTCCGCGTGTCCGAAGTGAAAGGGCTGAAGCTTCTGAGCATAATCGCCCATGATTAGACGGGCGTCTCGGTAAGGGATCGGATTTTCTCCGCAGATCAGAGGGATCGGCGCATCCAAAAGCCGTCGGAAGTTATTTGCAGATTCGATCATGGCCTCACGCCGGGCCCGCCCGAACAATGTCCCAGCCTTTGGCCTCTTCGGAACATTAAAAAGCCATCTCGCTCCGGCTCGTGTTAGATAAGTGCAGGGCCAGTGAAACACCATTAAATCCCATCCTTGTTCCAGTATGCTGAATACATCACACTGAATATGCGGGCCTTGTCTTTCGGATGGCAGCAAATCGCAGGACACGGCATCGTGTCCACGGGCTATAAAGGAATCCCTCACGATACCGCTAAATTCACAGGCAACAAGGACTCTCATCTCTGACTCCGTAGCTCTGCCTCTCTTTGGCTCTGAATCTCTTGAAGTGAAAGCAGCAATTGATGACGTAGCGGAAGAGGCTCAGGCTCTAATCGAAGCCCACATTGCGTACAAAAGCCCGCCTCAAGATCGGCAGAAGTGAGTTCATTCCCACAGCCTCGCTCTCTGTCTCCGCAAAAAATTCGCTGCTCACTCATTTCTTTACCTCTCGCTTCGTAGTTGGCTTCGCCGCTCCTGCGGCCATCACGGTTTTGTATTCCGTGTTCCATCCGTACTTTGAAACATCGCCGTGCCATGCCTCCGCCACTTCTTGCAGTGCGGCAATAAACTCGGGGCCGTGGTTCTTGATTAACTTACATGCTCTTAGTGCCCGCTTGCCCGCTAAAAGATGCGCAAATTCATGTAAGAGACAATTAGTTGTGCCGCGCCATACTAACGGCCCGGCAGATATCCACCATTGATTAAGACATGCCTGCCCGCGTAATGACCGCAGACTCCATCGCAGCGTTGGGGCGGTAACATTGAAATACGCCGCTAGGATTTCGATCATCTCTTCTGCCTCACCACGTAGCAACCGATCTGATGTGCGCTTTAGTTCACGCTCCCGCATCTGCCGTGTTTGCTTGATCATCACTTATTTCTTTCCCTCTCGCCTTGTCTTCAATGCGCGTCTTGCTAACAGTTCCCGTGCGGTGTCGCAATGCTGAAACGCCTTAGCTTTATACTGCGGGTCACGATAATGATCGCCGACACCGAAGCGCTTTGCGGTAATGCCGCATTTTGTACAGACCGCTGTGTCATACATCCGCCCACGTTCTAATACGGTAACGAGGTTTGTTTTGTCCCATTCGTGCGATTCGTGAGCACTGTTAAGGACGCCAGCATCGCCATTGGATGTAAGCTCGGCAAAAAGAAACGAGCGTGGAACTTCATAGGGACGTAGAGTATCATTGAAGTATTGAACCAATTCGCGGCCCTTACTTTCAGCACTCTGTAGATCGTGAACATCAGACTTGTCGTAATCCTCCCACCATTCCTTACCGCGCTCGTCTCTAACTTTGATTCTAAATTTCATTTCTTCCCCTTCGGCTTACCTTAAAGCCTTTTCGTAGGCCGTGATTAGTTTGGTGCTCCAGTCACTTGGAGGCTTTCTTCTTAGGCCACCGTGCTGCTCGCGCTTTCTCAAGGCTCTTTTTCGTTGCCGCCCGCTTCTTTTTAGAAGTGGCTTTCCCGCCCCGGCGTCCTAACTCCTGCATTACCTTTTTGATTGTTTCGTCTTCCATTGTTGCGCTTAGCCACTTATTTAATTTGCACGTACGGCCTCTGCCCTGGCGCGTGCGGCAGTGTAGAGCGGGTGATTCTGAAAAAGCACTACGCGGCCCTTTTCGAAGTAGTCCTGCTGACTGTCAGTGCTGTTGACGTACGCCGTGGGAATGATTCGCGCTAGTGTGTCGCCCGCATCGTAGTCCTTAGCGTAAATCGTCACGCAAGGCTGACCGTCTATGCGGTTATCAAGGGAGTAGTGAACGCGAGCCTTAGCGATTCCGTTGGTGACGTTGAATTTATTGAACTTGACGGTAGCGGTTGCTGGTGTGCTTGTGTTTTCCATGCCCCTAAATATACACTAAGCCGCTTACTGAGTCAATAGCCTACGCGATTATTTCTCTATACTATTTCGTGCGCCCTCACGTGCCTCGTAACTTTTCCGCCACAAATAAGGTCTGAAAGTGATACACTCCTAACCATGAATGGAAATCTCACTTATGGCCCGCTTGGGCGACTAGTTTCAGCGCTGGCAATCGTTTCTGCGTTTATTGGTTCGTTACAAGCTTCGGGGTTTCTGGTGCTACTACCACCTAAGTATTCATGGGTTGGTCTGGTTGTCACGGCAGCGGGATTGTTGATTGCTGGCTTTTCTGAGCGTATCCAGGGCGGCGCCAGTAAGCCCGAGGTAAGAGACGCGGCAGGGGCTTCCGACGTTAAGAACGCGAGAGAGGAGTTGAATCAATGATCCGAAAACAACGGCGCTCACAACTGGCAATCCTATTACTTCTCGCAACTGTAGGATTCGGCTATGGCCCATGCAGCGGCAAGCAGCAGCCTAAAACCGTGGCTGACATGCTCACCACAATGGGCAACGTTAAACGCGATCTGCGCTCACGAAACGAAATTACCGCACAGCAGGATTACGACATCAGCGCGAAACTACTTGAGGCCAACCGTGCTTATCGTAGTTTTGTCAACGATGAACTGGCGCGACTTGCAAACAGCAATAGCACAACGCCCGATCCTTCCGCGCGACAAGCCGCAGTGCGAGCGTTGATTACGAGCCTGCGCGGGCTACAAGATCCGACACTGCTCGGTATCAAGAGCGCCAGCGCGCAAAAGATCTGGCGAGAGAGCATTGCAGGCATGAACACAGTTATCGCCGGACTGGAAGCCTTGCAAGGAGGAAATTAAATGGAGTGGATTGCAATTTTCAACCTGATCGCCCCGCACGTGTTCAAGGCCATTGGCGATGCTCGCAATCAGAATCCGCAAGCTACCTACAAAGAAGTCCTACAAGCGGCGGGAATTGAACTCGACGCGGAACAGGCGCGACTATTAGCCGATATGGCTAAAGCGGTGAGTGAGGGCGCGGTGCCGAGATAGAACTTTTGCGACCATACCCGCAAGGAGATGTGCATGGCCCTGATTTTCAAGTTCGACACGGAGCAATTCCAGACGCTTGTCACCGCTATCAACAACCTCTCTGACAACCTTGCCAAGTGGCAGGGGAAGGAGACTGAGGCTATCGAGCAGGGATTCAGCAACCTCGCTATCGCCCTCGGCGGTGAAGACGTACAGGCAAGAATTGATGCGCTAACCAGCGAAGTCAAAACCGAAGCAGACGCACTCGAAGGTTCTGCTCAATCTGAAACTTAATCATTCAACTCAGAAGGAGATATTATGGCAGCAGACTTTTCTCAACTGACAACAGAAGTAGAGCGCATCAAACAAGTGCGCCCGTCAATCGTGGCAATCATTGAAGGCATCGCAGACCGCGTACAGGCAGCGGTGGATGCGGATAACGCGGGCGATAACAGCCAACTGGCGACTTTGTCAGCGGATCTGCGCGCGGAAGCCGACGAGTTTGCTCGTGTGGCAGTTGCGGGCACTCCGACTGAGGGCGGCACCGGCGGAACAGGCGGTGGTACTACGGAGGGTGGTACCCGAGCGTAGCTGAAACAAATTCGCAGCGCTCGCCGGGAAGCTTGTTTACCCTTTCTTTGCAAATTGGGGCATTTTGCAAATTGGCACTGACGAGCGTTGCGATTGCTTACTCCATCCGTGGACGGGATTCGTGCTCGTGCTGAGTCTCTGTCGCGGAAGGACGAAGGTAAAATGAGCAATTGCCGAGGTGATATTGATCATATCCGGCTTGGACCAACCGAAGATTATTATGTGAAGTTTGAGGAAGAGCGGGATCGGGCTGTAGATCGCTTCGTGGCGCGGATTCTAAAAGGAGTCGAAATGCACTATAAAAACGGACGTGAAGCACACAACGGGGACAAGGTAATGCTAATACCAAGCCACGGCCCGCCAGTCATTGGCATCCTGTATGACGCCGTGGCAGGCAACGACTATTGCAACGGACGCATTGCGCCAATATCACCGAGTGACCCGTCGCCCAATCTTAAAGAAGTTCTGCACTTCGACGACGTGATGTATACGCTCTCACTTCCAGAAGAGATTGCTGATACATCGAAGTTAGAAGTCCAAGATGTCAGCGAATGAAAATCACAATCATCGCAGTGCTTAGTTTCGCCGCTGGCTTCGTAGCTGGCGCATTCAGCCTTTGGTACTACTTCATGCGCAAGGGAGTGCTAGGATAAGTAACGGAGTTAATCAGCAACCACCCAATGAGCGAAACCCCGAGTGATGACCTGGTGCTTGAATCTGCGGCGCGACCGTTTCTTAGCTACGCATTCTTGTTCAAGTCGTGGATGCGAAGCAATGATGCCAAGCTGGTATCAGACGGAGAAATTATGTTCGCAGTGAACGAGGAAATTGGGGCCATGTTCGGGTATCACCCGAGCGAGTTAATAGGAAAATGCGTGGACGTACTAGTGCCTGAGAGTGTGAGACCAAGACATATAGGACTGAGAGAGGGTTACAAGGCTCATCCTAAAAATCGCCCAATGGACGCTGGAAGAGTGCTCAAAGCACGACATAAGTCAGGTCGTGAGTTCTCAGTGGTCATTAATCTACTTTATAATACCGAGGCATCAGAGACACTAATTGAAGCCACGATTAGGCGGGTAGATGATTGAAAGATTTGCTGCCTTATGTCGGTATTTTAGCTTTAGCGCTTTCAATTCTGAACACCGTTTATCAGCGGAAGAAGGATCAGCAAGGGGACTGGAGCAAGAAGATTGATGAGGCAGTAAAACCCTTTAACGGACTACCCGACACAGTATCCACGGTTGCGGCGGAATTAAAGGTCCTCCAAAAACAGATGGAGGTTTTTTGGAAAGGCGTGTCGTTTAGTTCAGCACAGGCGCTACACTCGCCACACACAAAAGAACTTGACGCGCTGTTGGAGAAATTTCAGCGTGATGAGATTGAGAGTGAACGAGACCTACAGAAACTCAAGTCAATGCTAACTGATGTATCCAAGACAGATGACAGTCCCTTGCGGCGTAAGTTAGCGCTCGACATCTTGACTTTGATTCACGTGCGCTTTGAGATAGGCGGCGATTTAATCAACTCCCTACGGCAACAGGATCGCGGTTTACGCGATTCTATGGATCACTTTTCCCGACACTTAAAAGAGTGAAACTAACCGCTGCCCTGATATTTGTCATCATCTGGTTTCTTTATCTCGCTATTGGAGCGGGAGCAGGGTTTGCGGCGTGGCGTATTTGGCCCGCACACAAGGATCGGTTTACGCAATGCTTGATCTTATTCCTGCATGGGCCAATAGCCGATGCATTGACAGCAATCGTACTGGTATTTCTAGCTAAGGGCGTAAAGTTCACATGGAAGTTTAGTATTGTTTTGTTTGCCGGGGCACTGATAAAGATCGCCGTCAGCTTGCCGCTTCTGTTAAAGTTGATGCGCGGGTTTACAGATGGGGAGAACAGTAGAGGGACAAACTAAATGGCGACTGGGGACTACGCGCATCTATACGCCCATTGTAATGACAATCATCCGCTTGGTGCGTGTGTGACTCAAGGGATGAATTGCCGCATCTCTACCGAAGTCAAGTTAACGTTTGGTGAGCGAGTAGCGGCTTTGACACGAATTGAAAACGCTGCTGAGCGCGGTGAGCAGTGGGCCATTGAGAGATTAAAGTTGCTGGATGAATACTTGCGGAAGTTCAATCAAACTGAAAGGAAGTGACCTCCCAAATGACAGCTAATGAAAACAAGCCGGATAGACCTGATTCGAAGCCGGATACACCAGAGCCAAAGCCAGCACCTAAGCCACAGCCACAGGATGAACCGACTCAACCACCATCAACTAATCCGGGTGGAGGAGATGTGCCTGGGCCTGGTCGTTGACGGGGATGACCAGATGTTTGATGAGGACCTGAAAACTGCTTACATAGCCCTTCAGACGAAGTCTCTGGATGACGATCCGCACGTACCGTGCCTGGTGAAGTGGTTGCTGCGTCGTATCTATCATCGCTACGGATGGACAGCGATGGGTCACGACGGAAAGAGTTATTGCAAGTGGGAATTCTTAGGCATCTTCGATACTTCTACTCAGGCCCGATGGGCCGCAATGGTACCAGGTGGTTCATGGATGGAACTCCCACTAAATGAATCGCTGCCAGAAGAAACCAGCCAGTTTCGCGCCCACGACTTTCCACGTTCATCTGTTTCTCATGAATACCGAAATCGTAAGTTGCCGTTTGTATCCCTTCCCCGTATGGATATTGAGCGATTGGAAGCCAAGGTTAAGGAGACGCTTGACTGCGCTGAAGGTAAATGTGCGAAGGCTGTATGAACTATGCAGGAGACCTACGTGCCGCCTCACTGGATACAGACCGCCCTAGGGTGGCTTGCATCAGGCGTTGCAGGGGGTCTTATTGTTCGTCTTTGGACTACTTGGCTAAATCGCAAGAAACCCGCCGCTGAAATTCACGTTACTGAAGCTACCGCCGGAGAGATAAAAGTTCGCGCCAGTTCCAGCGCGTCCGATGCCGTCATGCGGATGATGGAACATTTAGGCCGGGCGCAGGAGACAATTGATAGGCTGCGCGCTGAGCGGGATGCGTGGCAGGACGAGCATGACAAGATATTTGTGGAGCGGGATGAGATGCTCAGATGCAATGGGTTATTGAAAGAGGAAGTTAAGAATTACGAGAATCAGATCCGGACCATGAGCGCGACTCTCACGATTGAGCATAAGAACTACGACAATACACAGGACGCTAAACCTGAAGACTACACGCTACCAACTAAGCCCAAATAGGCTACCCAATCACCCACACTCGTCTCGCTACTTTCCTCTCCCCCACTACCACGCGCATGCAGATTTGGTAAAACTCCCCCACTGGCTCAGGCTTGCAGCGGCGACATAGCCCATCGTCATTGAGTCGATCGAGATCACCACAAGACCAGCAGAGCCAGCGTGTGTCGGGGACGGGTTCAGTGTAGCTCATAAGTGACTTCGATAGTAGCAAGAGACACACCGCTGCCATATCACCGCCTCGAAGCGTCTCTCGTTCCCTTCTTTGTTAACCAGCCGTACTGACCACTCAAGGCGTGGCGCGTCCAGCGTAAAAGCCTGCCGTAGCGCAATGTCGGATCTAAAGCATAGGCCCTTTCATCGTTCTCATAGATCACGGCTAGAGCTACGAGTCGAGGGACGCCGAGACTTTCCGCCAGATCCAGCGTTACCTCTTGAACTTCATCGGGCAGGATTACACCATCGGCAAGTGGTTCATCGACAGGCGTGTCTCCCCAGTTCACGCGCGGATTCTCTCTACCTTTGAATTTAGCAAGTGCGCCGATAGCACAGACCTCCCCTTGCGCGTTTTCCAGCTCATCGACAATCAGCTTTTTCTCAGGAAGGGCAAGTAGCGCCTGCTCTAGTTCCCGTAACGCGGCTTGGCCTTTTCGACCGCGTATCGCACGCTCTTGATTTGCCTCCCAAAGCAGCGACTGATTATTAAAATCTTCATCTTCGCAGTAGTTGATTCTGCTCATAGCGATTTACCTCACGTAGAAAACAGGAAAGACGCCCTCCCAAGCAATCAGTCAAGCGTCTCTCCCGCTTCTAACTCCGCGTCAGGGTCCTAATCAACGCAGAGTGTTCTCAGTTCTAAATCAACCTTTACAACCAGATCGCTCTTTTCCTTTCTGTAGATTTTACCCTGCTTGTTCACACTATCAAGATCTTTGCGCGGGGTCGGGCTTGATACCGACTTCCAAGCGTACAGGTCAGATACGGCCAAAGGCTCAGCTAAAAACCTACGCCGGAGAGTGCTGTATTAGTTCTGCTCCCATGTCCTTCCACAGTGCCCGCGCAAACCTTAAGTTATCACAATGTGCGGGTTAGCCTTCCTCCTGCTTCCCGCGCCCGGACCAATCAAGGCATGCCGCTGCCAGTCCGTCACGACCACCTGACACGTTGATAGAAATCAACCCACAGTTCAATAGCCTTCGTCACAGGTAGTCGCAACGCCAGTAGGTTATCCTTCTTAGTTCGTCCAGCGAACTCGAATCCCGCTATGAGGTAACAGCGGCCAAAGTTCTCTTTATCCCTGACCTTGCGCTCATCGATAAACGTTACCATACCGAGACGGGGAAGATCGCCTACCGCCCATGACGGTGTGTCGAAACTATACTGGACGGTTCGGGCTACCGCTTCCCGAATGAGATCCGATGCTAGTGGCCCACGCTCACGCCGAAATGCACTGCATACCCACGCTCCGGCCCACTCATGCTTGACGTAGCGCGCAAACGGGAACGACGTAACCCAGTAGCAGCCTTTGCGCTTCAAGACCATACAACGACCGGGAGGAACGAACTGCGGCGTACCCGGCTTCTGGCGATTGTAATGATTATCGGCGACTACTCGCGCTTCAGGATCAGCTCGGTGCGAGAGCTGCCACAACTGCCTCATCTTGTCATCGCCTCCCGATCCTGCACCTTGGGCATGATCTCGCACAACTTTCGTTGCAACACCGAGATCGTGAGCATCACCTCCTGCCGCTCAATCGGAGTGAGAAACTTGAACGTGCTGGTGAACGGATCGAATACTGCAAGATGCAGGTAGAATCCAAGCAGGAAGTCGTATTCAGTTTTAGCGCTGTTGATGTCCATTGGGGTTACCTCTGATGGTTGCTGCGATTACCTTAACCGTCAGCGTCTGACAATCGCCCGCCGCGCTGCTACACCATGGGCCATGGCCTTCGTGCGCTTCCGCGATCAATGCTGCCCGTTCGTCACGAGCCTTAATCAACAACTCAATCGCGTCAAGTGGACTTGCATAGATTTCCCACTTTTCCAGAAATAGTTTCGCAATCTCTCTTGGGGACTTTTCAGTTTCTGTCTTTGTGTCCATTTACACTCTCTCCAAATTGAGCTTTAATTGCACGTAGCTGACTGATCACCGATTCAAATTGCTTCGCATCAACCCGCATGGTCAGCATCTTCTCGTACTCCTCCGCGAGCACTTCGTAAGTCGTGAAATGGAACTTGCATGACTTGCACTGGTTGCGCCGCCGCCGCGCCGCCCCGCCATCGCGTATATTCGTGTCGATGACGTGCGCTCGCGCATGGCCGCATTGCGGGCACGAGAGGCCGACGTAGCCACGGTTGTCAGGGAAGGTGGTCATTAATCCTGAAAGTGGCAGCACTGCTCACTGTCGGCGCGTAGATCAGTCTTAAATGTATTGCCGGTGTCCCAGCTACGGATTAGACCGCGCAACATGAGTGCTTGCTCTTTAGTGCAAGCACCGCTAATCGAAGAACTGCCCCGATCTGTTTCGGCGTATTTTCCATCGACGGCAATCCGAAATAGATGTAACCTTTCCCGCTTAGCGGTCTCTCGGTCTTGTCTGTCTACCGTTACGTTCATCGCCTCTCCCCTTCAGCTAATATCATCACTGCCGACGTCACACTCCCATTCAATAATCTTCACTTCGCCGTTATCGTCCACCGCCACGGTCTTAGTTCCGGCGCGTATCCCGTCCTCCGGTCGATGAAACCCGCCGCAGGAGCAAAAACCCTCGAAGACATCGTGACCCACTCGGCCCGAGTAAATGTCAGGCGTGGTGTTCTGATTCATTCGGTTCCCCTCTCGCAATGGTCTGAGCGGCATTTAGCGCCGCTTCCTCTGCCGCGCATGCAACGCAAATGTCTTCGTAACGACCATTCGGTAATGGATTACAGTCAGCGGTCGAGTTGAGTACCTCGAAACACAGTGCGCAGATTAGACACTTCCCTGCCCAGTGCGGCGGATTTGCGCTCCACGAAACACCATGCATAAGGCAGACGAGGTCGATGTAGTTAATTGTCTCACTCATTCCCGCCTCCCGCTACAGCGTGCGCAGCGTCCTTATCAGGCTCCCAGAAGTCCATGTGATAAATTCGTGGACTGCGTTCACCGTCGCGTACGACTGATACCAGCAGTGACGGATCTTGAGCGAAAGCGCTGGACGGGAAGCCCGTTACCCGCGCGTACCGGCGCTTAGGTTTGAAGTTGTCCAAAAACTTATCTTGGCCTTCTCTGGTCATTCTGACACGCTGGCCGATTTTAAACTTCTCCATTGCTGTCATCTCAATCTCCTCTGCTTGCTTCGAGGGCTACACTGGAAACGCCTTCCGGCAGCGTCCCTGAATTCGGAGTAATGGAATCTCCCGCGCCGTTCACTGGCGATGATTGCTGAGCACTTGCCGCATCGCCGACGAAAGGGTGAGCCAGTACGTAGGGGGCGCCCTCAGCGTGAATCGCGTCGGATTCCGATTCCCTGCAAATCGTGTGGTTGGGATATTCGTGCCTGCAGCGCGGCAACCCCGCATGTTTCTTCGTGCTCGACTTCTTCCTCGCACCAGACGTAATAAATGCATGGGCAAACACGTCGTCATTGTCTTCGGCATGGATCGGATCTGTATTAGGTTGTCCGCAGAAGCGATTGTCGGGATACTCGTGAGCGCACTGGTCCTTACCGCGGCTCGGACTATCCTTCGAGGCGCGAGACGTGCCGCCGTTCGACTTCGTTGTGGACTGACGCGGCTGCGGGGTGAGTGATTCCGCGGTTTGCCTACGCAACTTCTCCAGCGCGTGCTCAACTGCGTACAGTGAGCTAAGATCACTGCGATGGACCTCTATCTCAGCTTCGGCTGTAGCAATGTCGGCCTTGACACTGGCAATCTCCTTGTCGATTCCCTCAAGGATTACGTCGCGCTTCGTTGTTCTATTTCGTCCCATCCGTCAATCCTCAACTTTCTCATAAGTAGCCGCGAACACGTCAGGCTTACACGGATAAAAGTGCTCGCCGTCAGACTCAGGTATTACCCAATCGCCGTCTACCAGATCTACGATTTGCTCTTGATGAATTGTATGCAGGTGTGGAAACTGAGAACCAGAGCAGCCCTTAAAGCAAACGCCACGCGGAAACGAGTCAATCCATTCGGATGTATCCTGTCCGATTCGTGCGCCATGAAACTGTTCAGCTTCGATTACGACAGGCTTCTTACGATATTTTCCCATTCCCGCTCCCTTCTCAATTCTGAATGTCAGTAGGTTGTCCACTGGCCCTTGACGATTTTTTAGCCATTGGAGGAACGTTTCAAATCGCCATTCGTACCCCATTACCGACGAACTATCCGGCGCGCGCTCGTCAATGAACTCTCGCATGTAGTTGCGTAGTTGGTCCAAGTCGATTGCAATAGCTAGATTGGTGGTCATCTTGTTTGCTCTCGCACGTCGAAGTAGTCTACTCGCTCAAATCGCATACTCAGTGCCATAGGTATCAACCACTTTAGATTCGGAATAACGTCAAACGGCAACGCGAAGGCGCTGACTATTACAGGCTTTTCATCAGTTGTCGCTTGAGCTTTACCGATTAGTCCAATGGCAGAAAGGAAGTGGATTCGCCAGCCACGCTCATCGCTAAGCACGCAGAATTCACACCATGAATCACATTCCAGACCAGTCTCTTCAAGAAACTCACGGCGCATTGCCTGTTGTACGTCTTCACCATCTTCGACTCGCCCGCCAATCCCATTCAGCTTTCCTTCTTGCCATGTTGGACGATTCTTGCGAAGAAGTAACACTGCGTTTTCAGCAGAGTTGAACATAAAGCCTACTACATAAACTGCGCCCGCTACTGTTTCAGCCATCACCCTGCCACCCCACTAAACAGCGTCGTCTGTTCCATTGCGGCCTCAGCGTTGCGCAGGTTGGCGCAAGCCTGCTTGAAGTATGATTCTTTCAGCTCATGGCCTAGAAACCTTCGTCCCATTTGTACCGCGCGATAACCTTCGCTCCCAATTCCGGCAAACGGGGAATAGACCAGATCGCCAGGGTTAGACCACAGCTGAATGCCGCGTTCGATCACTTGCAGCTGAAGTGGCGCGATGTGGCGCTCGTCAGCTTGCTCTCTCGCTGATTCTCGTTGCAGCGTGTCGCTCGGATTAATGTCCATCCAGACAGGAGAGGCATAGCGTTGCCAGATATCGATGCTGGTTCGCGTGGCGCCTGATCCGGCTACCACCTGATCCGAGTATGCGTTTAGCGGTGACTTGACCGTGTCATCGCGGCGGACAATGAAGCCATCTCCGGCATAGCGGTCTAATGGTCCAGCAACGCGCTCCGGGTTCTCACCCGGCTTACGCATCGTCACTAGATAGTCTGGTATCCCCTGGCGGCTCATACACGAATCTTTAACCAACTGTTTATGCAGCAACCCTAACGCCTTGGTGCGTTGCATTGCAGTTACGGGATCTTTCCAGATCACGGCCTCGCTGTGGTAAATGAACCCACCTGAGCGTAGCGAGGCGTCAACCAGCGCGGCGTCAATCTCAGACGTGTCACGTTCTAGTCGTTGCAGTATCCGCTTAGATTCATGGAGTGCCGCGGCCTCGCTACCACAAAACATTCGAATCAAATTACCGCGAAAGTCAGTCTGCCCAATTACTCCATCACGCTCCTTGCTCGTAGGGAGGTTCATGCAGTGAAACGAAAGCAGTCGCCCCGACATCAGCACGCGATACAGTTCTTCTACTAAGAAAGAGAAGTGATCATAGAACTCCGTGTGAGTGCGAGCGTTGCCCATGTCCCGTTCTGAAGCCGAGTAGGTATAAAGGCTGGCGAAAGGTGGCGAGAAAATAGAGTAGTGGATGCTATTACTAGCAACTTCTTTGATTCCCTCAACACAATCCCCTAACCGCATCTCCCATCGCTCACCCTTAGCAACCGCAGTCTTGTAAGTGTCCGCCGTCCTCACTGTCCCACTATGCACTGCCTCAGTGTTATATACACTCATATGTTTCACCATTTCCTTCGCCATCTTCGCGGCATCGGCTTCCTTGCGTTGAATGTTGCGGACCACTGCGCCCTCGGCTTCTGACGTGATGACGTGGCAATTGACTTCGTTCTTCTGCCCAAATCTCCAGCAGCGACGAACACCCTGATACAACTCTTCGAACGAGTCTGAGATACCAAGAAACGCAACGTTGTGACATTGTTGTAAATTTAGCCCCCAGCCAAAGATCGACACCTTGCTGATTAGAATGCGCTTGTCTTTATTCAGCCATTGAGCCAGCCGTGACTCTTTCTCGGTGTCCGACAGTGAGCCGTAAATTGACACGCATTCATCGCCACAGAGTTTAGCGAGCGTGTCCTGTTCCACATTCAATCCACACCACACAACCCACTGAGAGTCATCAGCTTTGATTAACTCGCTCAGTAGTTGCACTCGTTCTGCGATACTATCGCGCCGTGCGCCACGTCGCTCGATTAGTGTCTGTGCTTCAACTGGAAACAGGAACCCGTCAAGATTCTTCTCAGCTTTAACAACGTGATGATGGTAGTTGAGTGTCGGCAGAATAAAGCCATCGTCATCGTACCCGAGATCGGAAGGTCGCCGCATCATCACGGCCCACTGACACATCCATTTCCAGTACTCCTCTTGCGCGTGGCCCTTTAATCTCCACTTGGACGTGTCACCGCCATCATGCACGAAGAACGTTGACAGCATCTCGGTGCGTGTCAGTACGCCTAAAAACTCGCTATGGTTGCCTAGTTCCATCCTGTCATTTGGCGCAGGAGTAGCCGAACAGCACAGCTTCATCGGCGTGTGCGCGAATGCCTCAATTAGCAGGTTGCGCGTTACGCTGGTGAAATTTTTCAGGCATCCTGATTCATCGAGAATGATGCCGGGGAACACGGACGGATCGAAGTGGTGCAGCTTCTCATAATTCGTGATGTAGATCCCCGGCCCGTCAACTTCCGCCTGTGACACAACTACGCGGCAGGGGATGTCGAACTTCTCACCCTCACGAGCTGTTTGATGCGAGACTGACAGTGGCGCGAGAATCAGCACAGGCGCGTTAACGTGTTGGGCTACATGCTCAGCCCAGGACAACTCCATCAAACTCTTGCCAAGGCCGCAGTCGGCCCAAATCGCTGCCTTACCAATACGCAGGGACCAGCGGACCAGGTCGCGTTGAAAGGGAAACAGATGCGGGTTAGCAGGCTCAACTTCAAACCCGCTCGGCGCAATCGTAATGCGCTTGCTGTCTAGGAATTCAGCGTAGTCCACACGTTCTCCTAATAACCTGTAGCGCCACCCACGCACCGCTAAGCGACCATGAATAAGCTAAAAATGTCCGGCCCTGATAGATCGCAAGCTCAAGGGCCGTGAGCCGTCATGGCAGGGATAACGCTGCGTGACAATGTAGAGTCGTTTGCGGCGTCTTACCAACGCAACTTAATAGTGTTAAATAAATACACGTA